GAGTAGAGAAAAAATATTAGAGTTTGTAGACAATTTAGGGAAGGCTGTTTAAGCCTCCCCTAAACCTTACTTTTTATTTTTCTTTTTTTCTAATGCAACCGCTATTTCTTTATTGAGCTCAACGATATATTTTTTTGATAATATGATTTTTTTTAGAGAAAATATATAACGGACAAGTCCCTTAAAGTTTATAACGTTTTGTATAACTATCTATATTTCCTTTAACATAATCGTCTCTTTTTGTTCTCGGAATACACTCGTCATACATCCATTTCTCAAAAGTTCTTCTATCATGCGCATCATTAGCTCTATTCTTATAATCATGCCTTTTGTCATTTGAATCATAATCCAAATCGAGCCAGTCTGCATCCATTTGTTCTTTTCTCGTGTTGGTAGGAAGGCCAAATTTCTCATGCCAAGATTCTGTTCTATAATCTTCATTGATGGCCTGATTGACAGCGTTTCTAATTATGTTATGGAGCTGTCCCTCTGTTAATCTTACTCTTCTCATATTGTTATTCTTTTTAAATATAAATAGCAATATGAATAAAAAAAGGAAGATTTAATAAAAATCTCCCTTTTAAGCAAATGAACACTGAATTATATATTATTCATCAGATGATGTATTTTCCTCCTCGAAACGGACTTCACTGGCTTCAAAATTGCTATTGTTGGCTTCATTCATCGCCTTTACAATATTCAACAGATGCGTTTTCTTATAAGCATCAAGATTTTCTGGAGCGATAATTCCATCACTTACACAATCCATTCTTCCCTCCGCAGAAGCATTAAATGGTTTGTCAAGTTGGTTTTTATCAATCTTTATTCTTGTTTCTGTTCCATAATTATACTTGACACCTCCACAAACAGCATTGAGCTTTGATATTGCAGATTTAGACTCTCCTCCAACCTTGATAATAAGTCTTGCTGCAAACGATAATGATTCTCCGTTAGTAAGAACCATAGTCGGATGTCCCATACTTCCCATGTTATCATTCCAAACTTTGTTTACAAAGAACATGGTATCTGTATATTTTGAACTTACATATCTTGTTAATCCCAATTTGAGCAATATATCTGTAAATGATGCTTTTAATTGAGCTGCGTCACGCATATTCTGTTTACTCTTTGCCAAAAAAGATTCATAACTTTCAACCGATCCGACACTATCCCATATAAACAAAATATCTCTATCCAGTTCACCGTTACTCTGGGCGTTTAAAAATCTTCTTATACATTCTGCAACATCTTCTATTACAGGTATATCTCTTTTTTCTTTGGTCTTTGATGCTCCTGTTCTATCGGCATAATTTATATCACCATAAAGATTGATAAGATCATTATTTCCGACATACACAAAATCTCCTTCCCAATGTGTTATTTCATTTGTTGTAACTTCTTTAACCTCTCCTGTTTCTGGATCAACCACAGATCTTTTTACATCACCATAAACAGGTTCAGCTTTCATTCCAAAACTCCTTGCATAAGTAAAAGAAAAATTTCCCTCCGTATCTATAATGACTGGAAGAACATTTTTCTTTTGCGCTCCAACAATAGCAGCACAAACCAAAGAAGACTTACCCGTATTCGTATGTCCTCCAACCAATGTCAAAATACCTTCTGGAATTCCAGGAAGTTTTGTTGCTTTGACAAAACCATCAGACATTGTTATCCAAGAAAGTTCTTTTAATGCTTGATCTCCAAGAGATGCCTTGAAATTAGCTAAAAATGAAGATGAACTTGCAGAATCTTTTTTCTTTATTGCTTGTTTAGCCATGAATCTTATTTTTTATGTTTGAAGCAAAGATATGTGTTTTTAACATATATTATTTCTTTTTAACAGATTTTTTTTGAAAATAAAATTCAAATAAAAAAAGTGATGAATAACTCATCACTTTTAAAACATTAAAAAAATAAGAATCGTTATTGATGACGCTCGTCATATATCTTTTTATAGAAGTTGAAACGTTTGGCAGTTACAGTTTCTATATCATAAGTATGACGAACAGTAGTAAACAAGTTAAATCCCATTTTGGATACATATTCTGGATTATCAGCCAATTTTTTTATGTATTTTACCCATTGTTTATGATCCTTTCCACTATCTACCAACAATCCATTTCCTAATGGGTTTATATTTCCATTTTTATCAAAGAAATTTGTCAGATCCAAAGTATATGGACCAAAATTTGATGCAATAATAGCTTTTCCGAACCAACCTGCCTCAATCACTTTAAGCTGAGACTTTACAAGATTAAAATCACATGGCAATAATGGAGCAAGCAATACGTCAATGTCGTTATATAATGTGGCATATTCAGAAATAGGCTTATTCCATATTCTTCTGTATGGTTGATCTGATACATTTGGATAATCCTCCATTTGCATATACTGTTTTAGATATGCGACATAATTTGGGTCCTTGATTATTTTATAATCATTTGTCAGAATACTTTCATATTTGCACCATACGCTTTCACTTGGCTTAATTGGCTTTACCGTTCTCTCTTTTGTTTCAGGATTGGTATAAATGGTATTTCCTCTTGTATCGAATCCACACAAAACAATTTGAATTTTATCAAGTGTTTCATTATCAAGTTTGGTAGCAATAGAGGATAACAATTCTATATCATGCAGATGAGAACTTCCGCATATAAGTCCTATTCTAAGTCTTTTATGTGGAGAAGAAGGTGCAGGTCTGAATTGTGGCTCATAAGGATTAAGGGCATTTGGAACCACCTCGACATTCTTATTGACAACCTGTCTTACTCTCTTTGCAAATAAAGGAGTGGTTGTAGTTACATAATCAGCAGCTCTAAGATTTTTTAGAATAGGCTCTTTCCAGTTCTCCACCTTTGCAGCCAAACTCATCGGATGATAATTTCCCAAGTCCCAATTATCGTCAACATCTCCAATGGTGATTATGCCCATTTTCTTGGCTTCGTTTACAATAACCGCATTAGGGTCCAAAGCCTTATGAAAATGAATGATATCATATCCTTTTATAAACTCAGCAAAATTATTCATTATTCCCAAGTCATAACAGATATCCACATTTACCTCATCATCAAACATGGCTTTCATGAATATATGTGGAGATGTACTTCTGAAATATCCTACTCCCGCCCTGTCTGATGGACATACCAATATGTTTATTTTTTTAACTGACATTTAAAACTAATTTACTAAAAAATAATACATTTTATTTTATTTGAAACAAATATATTAAAAAGTTACTATAAAAAAACGCAGGGCCCGATACATATCTTGACGTATCGGACCCCGAAGCTCTGTCCATTTATGGAGGAGACGTTTTTACTTTTAAAATTCATTAATCATAAATATCATGATTAGGTATCTGAATCATTATAAATTTCACTTAAATTTCTCATTTCTTAAAGAGGCTTAACCTTTACAGCCCTTAGGTTTAAATCGCCTCAATCAGTGAGGCTGCAGATTGTTGAATACGTTTCGTTCGTTTCAACACAGCAAAGATAGGGCAAAATATTCAGACTACCAAACTTTTTATCAATTATTATCATAATTTACAAAAGAATTGCATAATGAGATTTTCCATCTGGCCCTTTCACTTTTATCCTTTTCTTTCCCTCGTACATATCCTTTTTATCAGGTTCCTCATTCTCCTCTCTTTCTTCATTCCCCATGAGATTGTCAATCTTGTTATTCAAAGCATCTATTTCCTTGAACATTTCATCAAAATTTTCCTGAACAGATGTGTTCAGTTTATCAACATAATCAAAAACTATTTCATTTACAATCTCATCAACATCCTTTCTGCTTAAAGATCCATTTGGTTGCTTGGCTTCCGTCAACTGACGTCTTTCTGATACGGAAAATCCTTTATTCTGTTGTGGCATTTCATTATTCATTATCATATTGGCATTTTCATCTCTTTCCATCAAAGCTTTTGCTCTTCCCACATTCATGATATTGTTGGCATTTTGGGTATCTAAAATAGATTTACACCCAATGGATTGCAACTCCGATGTATCAAGTTCTGGTGTCGGATTCTCTAAAAAAGCCTCTTGTATTGCAGGTTCAAGTCCAGAATTTCTAATTGCAGCTTCTGAAATATTTGACAATGAATTCATCATATTACATTCATCAACCACAGACATACTTGTATTATTTGCTACTGGCATCGCTGGCATCATATTGTTCATGTTTGCCATATTGACATGTGGAGCATTTTCACTGATTAGAGTATTGGCTGCACTTGTTCTCATATTACGCATCTTGCTTTCAAAATCAGCACCTGCGTTTTGATTTGAACTTATATTATCCATACTGTTCATCAATGCCAAAGATGCATTGATTGACGAATTTTGTGTTCTATTTATATTGCCCATTATTAATTCTGCTTTTAACAAAAAATAAACTCTATTTTATCAATTTTAGATTATACCTCAAAAGTTTTTCAAAACTTTCATTTTCTATTTCCTCTTCATTCTCGTCATTTGTATCCATAGAATGAATATTATCCTCCAGATTATTTGAATTTCCATCGTTTTTAGGAGTTGTCGGCTGTTCCTGTTTTGGAGTTGATTCCCAACGGGAGAAATTTGCATAATTGGAAACATAACTCATGGTCTTATCCATTGGATTATATTTTCCAAAAGTGAAAGCATCAGGCAAATGGAACCTATGAAATCTTTTTGCACTGTTTTTTGAAATATCTGGCTGCAAATCTCTAATTCTGTCCAGTCTGAAAAACTTCCATGCTCTTGGCTTTTTACTTGCAGAATCCCCATAAAGTTGGAAAGCTCTTACAACATCATTACCCGATTTTGATTTTCCCAATGCCACTGGAACTATCTCTCTCTTTACCAAATCATGTTTTTTAGGGCCGTTATAAGTCATGATAAGATAATCCTTATCATTTATTGCTTTTATCAAATCATCTTGTACGCCCTCATCTAACATCAAATCAAACAGCATGGTAAAGTGTTTTTAAGATAAATACTAACAAATTAGAAAATTGAAATTTTAGAAAGCTCTTTTTTCAAATCCTCCTGTTTCTGTATATCTCCACTTTGTATGATTCTTACAAGATAATCTGCAATATCTTCTTTTCCAGAAACTCCTTCTTTGCCTTTCCACCAATCATAAGTCTTGATATTCAATCCATCTTCAAAGATTGAATCCGATTTAGCTTTCCATGATTTCATTCCATCAATATCTGGAAAAGCTATAAAATATTTTTTGCTTAAAGATTTCAGCAATCTTGTTTTAAGATTCCCTATTCCTCCCGTTGCCATCCAAATGACATTTTCATCGAAAAAAGTGGAACATATAATTGCTGTTTTTTCACTTTCTACAAGAAAAATTCTATTTGTATCTATAATCGATGAAATATTTTCCCCAAAAAGGCATTGTTTGAATATATAATCGCTTGGCAGCTTTTCTTTTGCCAATGAATGTACCCAATTGGCTCCTGTAGTCTTTATTCTGTGACCATCGGTCCCGTATTGAATGATTTTTCCATCTCTGCATATCCCATTTTTATCTATTTGCCAAAAAATCGTTTCATGTTTATTTTTTGTTCCTCCAACTTTATACATTGAGAATGTGGATATTACATGGCTTTTACGATTTGGAAACAAATTTTCCATAAAACTATAAAGATTGGAATTATCACACATACAAAAAGATTTTGAAACAAACACATCTGGAATTCCGCAATTTTTATCTATTTCGTTACTTTCAAGTTCGTCTGTATGATATTTTTGAGGATTAAACACATAGCTCAAATCTGTATAAAATGGCGTTTTTTTATAAACATCACTCACGTCTATTCCTGCTGTCTTAGCCATATAAACCAAAGACGATATGGAAACTTTCTTCCCTGTTCTCAGGGCATTATCATATTTTTTCTTGTTTTCCTCAATGGAAAATCCAGAATACATTGATGCAATTTTGTAAAAATAACCTCTTCCGTTTTCTCCATATTCGGAAGCAATAGCAAAGGCAACCTTGGTCCAATCCTCAAAAGAGGATGCAATACTTTTACCAGAAACCTCAATATTCCCGATAAGTTTGTCTATGTCAAATTCACAGAAATTGTTATCCATTTCTTTATTTTTAAAAAACTTCTGCAAATATAAAACAAAAAATTCAAAAATCACACAACATTGATAAATAATTTTTCTCCTATCGGCAAAATAAGATTTCCTTTCGGATAAGAATAATCATTACATTCTATATTTCCATTGAATTTTACGTTAAATTCTCCCTCGAAAACGCCATATTCATCAACATCGTACTTTTTCCAATTATAACAAATTAAATATTTTTCTTCGCAACTATCGTCATCCGCACGCTTGATATAACATTTTGCATTGGCAACTTTGACAATTCCTGTATTTAAATTCCGCATGGAAAAATAAATTTCGGAATCTTGCAAAATTTCGTAAAAATGTAAAAATGGTTTGTTTCTTCCTGTCTGTATGGCTTCCACTCGCAAAATCGGATTCAGGGAGCCTTTTTTGATATAAAATTCACTCATGATTTAAATTTTTAAGCAATAAAAGTTCCTAATGGAGTATATTTCAGTGCATTAACCGTATTTTCAACAAGTTTTGCATTATTCTCGGCAACATTCCATGGCAGCATGGCTTCAAGTCTTTTATCCAGATTTTCAAGAGCTTTATCTCTTTCCGTTTTTCCAATATCCATCAAATCGGAAGTATTAAGCGTCACTTCCGAACTCGGAATGCTGACTTTTCCACTGAATTTTCCTCGAATTAAAGCTAAAGTTATAAAACATTGAGCTATAAACAGTTGTCTTACAGTGACTTTTGACGGTTCATTCATATACTCGAACTGCATCTGATCCATTGGGACTTGATCTGGTGAAATCAGCACGCTGGTATTTTTCTTCTTACAATCTCCGCTATCCTCTTTTGTGGCGTCATAGTATGTATACCAAACGTAACTATTTGCATATCTGTTCCATCCCCAATTATCATCCAACGAAATTCCTCCTGCTGAATTAAAACTTCCTGGAGTTGACATCAGATGAACAAGTCTTGTTCCGTCAGGTCCTGCTGTGACCTTGTAAGCCAAATCGCTTCGTATCATCTGGTTTTTATATTTCAAATCAGCAGCCAATAATGTCGTATCATAAGCACTTCCGATGAAAAATCCTCCAAGTCCGACTCCGTTTCCCATACTTCCCAATTGGCTATATCCTCCTCCAATTCCTGTATCCAAAGTTCCCATTGAACCATACAAGGCAGCTTTTGTCGTTGACGGAGTGACATACATCACTTCGTTTATTTCTCGATTTGGAGGTAAAACATAAACCTGTTTTCCTCTCTCAACCTTGAAAAAATCCTTCTTCAATTCCCATGGGCCTCTTTGCTGAAGTCCAACTTCTTTTGAGAAAAAATACGACAAATCGACAGACATATCCAACGTTCTGACAGTCAATGCATAAACCATATCAGCAGCATTCTGAAAATTTTTTCCATACAAAGTGCTCCACTGCGACTGAATCACAAAATTCTGAATTCTTTCGGCATAATCTCCGATTGAAAGACTCAGCAAATCACACATTTGTTCCTGTGTCAATTCTACGGTTCTAATCGGAGCACCGAGCCTTGACAATGCCATGCTAAAAATATTCTGGACTTCCTCACTAACTTCGGTCATTTTTGTGCTTTTTAGATAAATAGCAAGCTCTGCAAAGAAACGTGTTTTTTTTCATTTTTTGCGAAAATTTTCATAAAATTTTTTCAGCAAGACAGAGTTTCCGTTTAAAAATTAACGATGAAATTCCAAAAAACCGAACTTTTTTCAAAAAAAACGCAATTTTTATTTTTTCAGCAAGGAAAAAAATTGGGGATTTTTCCTGAATTTTTTCCTGAATTCGATTTTTATTTAAAAAATCCGCTGATCGAACCGTGGCTTTTCTGCGTTTTTTCAGCAAGCTCAAGTTTCCAGAATTCCAACTTTTTTCCTGAATTTTTTCCTGAATTCGATTTTTATTTAAAAAATCCGCTGATCGAACCGTGGCTTTTCTGCGTTTTTTCAGCAAGCTCAAGTTTCCAGAATTCCAACTTTTTTCCTGAATTTTTTCCTGAATTCGATTTTTATTTAAAAAATCCGCTGATCGAACCGTGGCTTTTCTGCAAAAATCGAAAATCGTTTTTTTGCAGATTTTTTTCTTTTTTACTTTTTCTTTTCTGAGTACAGATACTGTAACTCTTAAGTACTTTCTTTTCTTTTTCTTTTCTTATATATTCTTTTCTTTTACTTTTCTTCTTAAGTTCTTCTTAGCTTGAGCAGAATTTTTTCTTTTTTTAATTCAGTGTAACATCCAAGAACTATAGCTCTCCATACTTGCGCACGCACGCATGCATGCACGTGCGATGAATAAGGTGTAAAAAAAATTTCGATTTTGCTGAAAAAAATCATTGAAAACGTTATTTTTTCTGAAAGGATTTTTTGTTATGATGGATTTTAAAAATTTTGATTTTTCAAACATCGAGTTGAAACTTTGTTTTATTGCTGAAAAAGGGGAAAATGAAGGCTTGTTTTCTTACGAGTTTTGGTTTGGAAATGATATCGAAAATTTCTGGGGAAATGATTTTGAACAAAAACCTGCATCTATTTGCAATTTGCTGATACCAGATAACGAGGATTCTTTCACGAAAATAAATGTTAATTCGGACCAGAAATTAACACTTGCTGAAAAATCAAGCGTTTTTTCTTTTCAAGATGCCATAGACGGATGTGTTTCGTTGGCTTTTATTGATGCTGATAATTATCCTGTCAAATTCGATTTTGGGGAAGCATTTCAGAACGTCAAACAAAAAATTTCAAATTCCGATTTTATGAACATTCAGGACCTCAATGAAACTTGTGATTTTGAAGATGAGGATTTTACTAATTCCGATGATGAACATTCTGCTGATTTAAGCCTTGATACGGAAGAAGAAAAACTTTTGTTCGTAAGAAAAATCAATTATTCGCAGGAACAAAAATCAATATACAAGTTCTATTTTGGTTCCGATGCTGATAAATTCAAAGAAGCCAACGCTTGGTTCGGTAGCAAAAGAGCCTCTTTGTATTCTCCGTTTAACTTTCAAAGCAACACATACGCATCATCTTTTTCGGTAACATCAGATATCCCTTTTGATACTGCTGAAAATCAATCTGAATATTCGATGAATGACGCATTTAACGGGTTTATAGCATTGGTTTCGGAAAATCTTGACAATAGAGAATATCCAGATTACAGAATGATTTTACATTTTGGAGATGCCAAATCCTATGTAAAATCGTGTATTTTGAAAAAAAATATGGAAATTGACTAAAAAAAACATTAAAAAGTTTGCATATCATAAAAATTCAGTTTATATTTGCAGCCGAAGTTTCAATTTCATATAAATAAAAATAAAAAAAATGAGCAAAAACGACAATTTGACTTTCGATTTTGATTATATTCATGCGCTTTATAGCTATATCACAAGCGTAAAGGCTTATAGCGTACAGAAACAGGCTATGGATATTTACGGATTGAATGAAAAAAATCTTCAGGACAGCTACAATTTCATAAAAAAGGCACTTGGAACAATTTCCGTAGAAAACATTGCCGAGCAGAATAAGATTTTTATGTCGTTTGATGAAAAAAATCTGGAAACGATGCCAGCCTCTTTTCTTGATGCAGAAAACTATTACGCACTAAGTTTCGATATGCTCGATTTGATGATATTTTTGAAGATTATTTATGCAAAATACCACATCACCGATGTTGCAGAAATGACCGAACAGAAATTGAGATTCTTCAGACGTGTTGAAAATATGATTGTCAGAGATTCAAAACTCGATGCTGTTATGGCATATATGGATGCTCTGGGACGTTCGATAGTTGTCGTTTTTAAAGTAAAAGACGGAGAAAATAAATTTGATTCTGCGATTAGGAATATCACTTATATTGCGAATCATATCGGAATAAGAAAAGCCATAAAACCAAGAAATCTTGGAAGTATAACATCTGTGAATGAAGTAGTTGCATCTTATGATGAAACGCCAGTATTCTTTGATTCAAGCTATATGACGAAAGTGGATGGAGCAATAGATAGCTATTTCGTTACAGAATTAAACAAGATAAGTCCCAACTTTGCAGAAGAATGCAGATTAAACAGAAAAAAAGATTTAGCAACAAGCAGTATTGCATTTTTGATAGAGAAAGAGCCTCAATTCGACAGAGGAAAGTATCTGTATGATATGAATCCTGTAATTGGAGTGATATATATCCGTTATACCGAAACGGAGCCAGGATTGCGACACAAAGAAGGATTTAAACAGATTGCATCATTGCTTGATGACGACAACGTTTCAAAGCAGAATAGCGATATTTATGACTTCTATGTTTACACGTCAGACCACCTGATGACTAACAGGGTAATTAACTGTTTGGCTAATGAAACGGACAAAGATAAATCGACTATTGATTGGTCCAAATTTGATACATTCAAACAGGATTTTTATGAATTTAAAAATCTATCTATCAATAACTTAAAAGACAATCAGATTATTGATGATACAATTATTTCCTGCAAATGGAATGATTGGTGCAGAAAAGCAAATGAGATAATCAGACACGCCAAAGAATATCCTTATCAGCCAGAAAGTGAGGACTGTTCTATTCCTCAAACAGAATCGGATATTCTTAAAAGCGGGTTAAAACGTTTTGAACAAGCCAAGAATGAGCAGTCAAATGAAAATGTTTCAGATGCTGATTTGATTGCCGAGGTTAATCCTCCTACTTTTGAACGTAATGGCATAAAATGTATTTATCGTGATATGGATATCAATTCTGATATAAAGTTTGTTACCAACGAACAGATAAAGGATCTGGAAGATCAGTACGGAAAAGATGGCAACATATTTACGATATATAACCTTGACGGAACGGTAGAACCTTGCAATATGGCAAAATTCAAGGAGTTGATAGAAAATCATAAAGATTTCAAATCGACATCCGATTTTCCAATGATTAACGTTTGCGGATATCGTAACGAAAGAAAAGAGTATGTATCAAGCAATTATCTATATCTGCATATCAGAGATATAGACGTAAATATGATTGAAACATATAAAAAGCAGTTAATGGCGATTGATACATTATGCCCATTGATGATATTCAAAAACAACAATGAGGAAAGCATGTCATTTATCTGCAACGTTTACGACAAGAGCAGAGATTACAAGCCACAGTTCGATTTTGTATACGATACGGCTGTTGAAGTGGTGAAAGACAGTACTATTTCTGTAAACAGTCGAGATGGCTATTGTATGTTTGAATTACCACAGGACACAAACAATTATCTAAAACTCGTACATGAAAATACAGAAGTTGATGATGATTCCAACGATGAGGTAGAAGAGGATGATGATTCGACAGAAGAGGAACCGAAAGTCGTATTATCGGATGATAAAGATATTGAAAAAGAAGAAAAAACGTCTGAAACCACAGAAGTCGTGAATAAATCACAAGAAGTGGAATCAGACGCTAAAAATATAGTTTCTAAAAATTCAGATAATTTAGAGAAAAGTAACGTTACGACAAATGTTTCTGAACCTAAGAAAAAGACAGTAAGGAAAAAATCACTTAGCCGAAAATCGGTCAGTGTAATTATTCCTAAAAAGACCAACATGAACGATGATGACGATGAGTCATGTGGTTTCACAGGAAATTCACCTCCAAGATGATTATTATTCTCCGTTGAATTCGTTTTTATCAACAGAAGCTGCTGATATGGTTCTGAAAAATGGCTTATATCCATTCATGTTTTGGGTATTTGCAAAATTAACTCGGCCATCATTGAACACGGAAAAATATTCCATGTGATTGGTATCTGTTTGTATTCCGATATAATCACCCTTTTTGATATCGCATTTATTTCTATCAAGTTCATCCTGATAGATATTTACGGTCAATGTTCCTACCTTTTGATAGGTTCCCAGTGATTTATCCTGATTATAACTTTTCAATTCAGCATCCTTTATTTCATAAAGACATTTCAATTCTACTGGAGCGAAGAATGATATGTTATTCTTACCGCTTTCGTGGTATATGTTATCCAGATTCGTTTTGGATAAATCAACGGAGAACAATACTATTTTTTGGTTTGTATCATGCGAGAAGTATTCTTCTCCTATGCTTTTTTCAAGCTGAAAATCGCCCTCCGAATAGAACAGTCCATTTCTTGTAATTGGAACATTTTTCTTTTTGGAGCTTATGTTGAAATTAAAATTGTTAATCATTGCTTTTTTTATGATAAATATTTTTGTTTTTCAATAAAATTCACTATTTTTGTTGATTAATAATTCAGTAAGCAATGACATCTAATTTGTTAGGACAATCAAAGACTTTTGACGCTATTGACGCATTAAGGTCTTATGCTGGTTCGGACCCTTATATTTTATGGCTTAAAACACAGGTCATAGACAAAAAGGACTTGAAGCAACTTAACAAACTCACTATTGATTATATAGTTAAGAACAAAACCACCAAGGATATTGTTCTTAACAAGGGAGTTGTGTTTGAACAATGGTTCGCCCAAAAGAAACAGGAACAATGGAATTGCGAATTTCTTCCTAACAGGTTCTTCATATCCAGAATAATAGGAGAAAGCGATAACGCATTCGGAGTATATGGGAAATACAGAGGGAGTCTGCCTAATGATATTTTTTGTCTTATTCCTAAAAATGCTTTGCTTACCAATATTGATTTGGATCGGGGACAAAATCTAAATATTGATTTTGATAAATATGATGCCATATCATCAAAAAAAGGAATATCTCTTATGCCTCATCAAAAAGAGGCAATAAGATTTCTTGTAAAAAAAAGAAAAGCCATACTGGCTGACGGATGCGGATTGGGAAAGACTCTTACAACCATTGTTTCATCACTTGAAGGTGGTTATAAGAAAATACTTATTATCTGTCCTGCATCAATCAAATCAACATGGAAACGGGAACTGTTGACTTACGTTGATGAATCCGAAATTTCAATAGTGAATGGAAGAAACTGGAATGAAGCAAAGTTCACAATCATAAATTATGATATCCTTAAAAACTTTTATGAAATAGCAGAAGAGCCATCTTTCAAAAAGATAAAAGAACCCATGCCAGATGGAACCATAATTGAAAAGAAAATACAGGAATGGAAAGTAAAACCTGTATATGATGAACATGGAATGATTGTTACGGAGGGAATCCCTAAAATGAAACAATCAAAAAACAAGGAATTGATAAGACAAGCTCTGGAAAATTCACAATTATATCAATCTAATTTTGATTTGGTTATCATTGATGAATGTCATAGACTTTCTAACAATACCAGCGGAATATTCAAGATAACTTCCGATTTGCTGAAACATCTTAAACCAGAAGGAATATTCGCCATAACAGGAACTCCCATGACAAACAGACCAATGAATCTGTATAATATTCTTAGACTGATAAATCATCCAATTGCAGATAACTGGGAAAATTATGTCAAAAGATATTGTGAGGGAACCAAATTTCCTTTAAAGGGTGAATGGCAAAAGTTTCTTACTCCATATCTTTATAGACATCATAAATCTGCATATAATGAACTTTCTTTTGAGGAAAAAGCTGATTTTAAGGCATATTTTGAGAAGAACGGAAGATTTATATGGAAAACAAGCGGAGCATCAAATCTTGATGAACTGAGCGAAAAGATAAAAAGCTGCTATATCAGACGAATAAATACTGAAATTGCAGGTATGGTTAAAAAGGAAATTATAGTCAAGTCGTATGATTTATCAGCAAAACAGGAGGTTGACTATAATAAAGTATGGGACCAGTACGAAAAACAATGCAAAGAAAAGGGATTCAATGCCAATGAGGAATATCGTATGTTGACAGAGGGAGTCATGCTGAGAATGTACCTGTCAAAAGAAATGATTCAGCATACAATAGACTTGGCGGAAGAACATATAGAAAACGGATCCAAGGTTCTGCTTTTATGCAATTATAATGACGAGTTATATGAATTGCAAAAACATTTTGGAAAAATGGCTGTTATATATAATGGCAGCATGAACGCAAAGGATAAGGATAAATCCGAATATGAATTTATGCACAATGACAACATAAAAGTGTTTGTCGGCAACATAGAGGCATGCGGTGTGGGACTTACATTGACTGCTGGAAATATTGCCATATTCAATTCTTTTAGTTGGGTTCCTGCTGATAATAACCAAGCCATGGACCGAGTATTCCGTATAACACAAAAAGAAGATGTCAAGATTTATTTCCAGATTTACAACAATACAGCATCTTCTGATATGTGGGATAAAATAAATGATAAGACGAAAGTAATTGATAATGTGGTAGTTAGGAGCTAAAAGAATCTTGTAAGTTTCTAAAGTTTTTACAAGAAAAATACAAGAACTCACAAGTGTTTTTCCTAAGTTTTTCATAAGTCTTTCATAAGATGGAATTTATAAACAAAACAAATATAATATGAAGTTTAATTTAAAAGATTGCTTTATCTGCGATTATTGTAGGAATATCTGCAAGAGTTCCTGTAACGATATTAAAGAGAAGATTATTTCAGGAAAATATAAGGTCGGTAGCAAAGAATATAACGACAATTTGGATTTGACCACCGACAGAAAACAAATTATTCACTGTCTTGGAAAATTCTGCGATAAGCCTTGTAAATACAATAAAGAGGATGCGTATAAGGAAATACCTTATGAAGTTTTATTTAACAGCATAAAATTTCTGGGACAAAAATTGAATGACGAACTGTTGTATAAAAACAAAGAAAGTGACAAATAAATGAAACAAAAAACCTGATAGAGTAAATTTCTATCAGGTTTTTTGTTTTTAAAGATAAAGTCTATTTGGTTATTTTATTCTTCATCGTCATCAAACAACTGATAATCCTCATTAAACCAACCAAGTATTTTCACTATTTGGTCTTCTGACAGATATTCAAATAGATCATCAATCATTTTTGATGCGCCCAAACTATCTTTTACTTCCTGCCATTTGTCTATAACATCGGAATCGGTAGTTCCCTCGTTTACCATTCTTCTCATAGAGTTGTTTATAGCTCTATTGATTACAGATTCTGAAATTCTACGTTGTCTTCTCATAATATAAAAAAGTTAAAATTAATTTTATTTCTAAATAAATAGCAACAAGATATTGTTTTTATCATTTTTTGTATGTATCTTTGTAACTGTAAAACATAAAACAACTATTACTATTATGGCACAGGAAATTATCAAAACAGTCGTTGAAAACAAAGTATCAGAATCAGATGCTTTAATCAACAAGATGAAGGAATATCTTCCAGAGTCTTTTTTCGAGAAGTATATAGACAATATCAAGCATGATTCATTTCTTATGAATTCAGACACCAATCTGGCTCATGAAGGAGATTATGTACGATTTGTAAAAGCATTCACAAACAATGCGGTTCTATTGTTTAACTCCAATCCTAATTTTTCTAAATACATAGACATCAAGTCATTAGTAAGAATTTGTGTCCTGATGTTTATCGGGAATCTTGGCATGTTCCAATACGATCCGATTGGAGAAAGAAAAGGGCATCCATACAAGTTCGCAGATAACAACAAGTTTGCCTTGTTCTTTGCAGATAGAACGATTGCAAGACTTATGGAAAATGGAGTTATCATGTGTGAGCGTGATATAGAAATTATCAACTGTATCAAACGATTCAATGAAGGAGAAAAGATGACCACTTGTTTTGCATCCCCATCTTCAAGATTGATAAAGTTGGCATACGATAAAACCATTTTGGAATTTATGATTAAGTAGCAAAAACGTTCAAAAAAATCTAATAAACATTAGATTTTCGGCAAACCTTGAAGTTCGCTTGAACGATACGATAACAGGGCATCCTTTACCTTGTCACGAGACATCGGTATAGGCTTGTATGCTCCGTTATCAAGTTTTTTTAAGAGCTTGGTCCGTAGCACGGCTACGGATACTCTGTTCCTTATATTTATTGATGCATTGACATCGGCATTATGCTTATGACCGCACTCGACACATTCAAAGGTCTCCTGGTTCGGACGGTTCTCATCCTCTATGCATCCGCAAATCGGACACATCTTGGATGTATAGCAAGCATGAACCGTGGATATCGCAATGTCGTAATTCCTTGCAATATGCTCGAACTCCTGCTTCAACGAACTGATGCCAAGGAAATGAACAATATCATTGAAGTTGATGTCATTCAGATTCTTCTCTTTGACAAATGATTTTCCGAAGCCATTATCCAAGTCCTCCATCGCTATATGTCTTACTCCCTGATTCTGCAAATCTTTGCATACATTGGAAATAAGCTGCTGATTGGACTTGCGGATTTTGTTTCGCAATGTGTCAAGTTTCCGTTGGAATTTCTTTCCGACAACTGGAAGAGTGTCCGTATGACGTTTGAGTTTACAATAATCAGCAACAAGTTCCCTGTCATAGTCATAGGTTTTGCCGTTTGACAAACTGAACAGATTGTGCTTTATATTGACATCAATACCTACAACGTTTTCATTTTCAGTCACTTCTGGTATATATCTCGTCCCATCCTTGACTATGTTTATTCTGACCTGCTTGTGTCGTTCGTCAAAGCATAGGACATACTCATAATCGTTTGAACTTTTCTTGTAGTCACTCATCTTACCGTGGTAATCCTTGCTGAACTTGACAGGTATGTCAAAGGTCTTTCTGTTCGGCATGCTCAACGAAATAAAGGCATTGATTACCGATTGGTAATTCTTGTTATAGCCAACTATGTATTTCTTTCTTGAACGGCCACCAAAACTCAAAGACCTGAAAACTATCGGATGTTCCGCATATCGTTTCATCATCCTTTCCCTTTTTGACAATGCGAGTTTGAACAGCCTGTCAAATCCGAACTTGTCACATTTTTCTATAATGTTCCTATAGAAATCGACTTGCGATTGTTTCAAGTCGGTTCTTTCAAGCTGGCTGTTGATGTATTCAAGTATATTGTCCGTTCCATATCTGGCGAGATATGTCATGCAAGAGCACAATGGTGTTGTTCGGTGAACGATTACAGACTTCTTGAATTCTCCTTTCTTATGGCCCTTGCAGTTTCTTTTATATACCTCAATACCCTTGTACTCAATATGTTCAAAGGTCAATTTTTTTTGCAGAGCCTTAAACTTGTTCTCGTACATATCAATCACCTGCCGATACATCTGCGTGTCAAAGTTACTGCTTATAACACCCTTGAAACGGGCATGCATCTCGGTCACAAAGTCAAATGGCTTAGTATTGAGATACTTAAACAGATCCTTGCATACAAGTTCACTGATTCTGTTTTTCTCTTCGTTTATGGACACGGCAAGTCTGTACAACTCGTCATATTTTATGCGAGTCATATTGTCACTCATAAAAAACTTGCAGTATTTGCTTGCTATGTCCATATTAGTTACTTGCTTATTTTCTTTCTCCTGTTAGCACCATCTATGATAAATAGTGCCACAAAGGTACGTATTTTTTATTATTTATTCCTATTTTTTTTAAATTTTCAGTTTACTGTCACCACCCCTTAAAACCAATATATATTATCCAGCGAGGACATGGCATATCAACCATGTTCCCGCTTTTTTTGTTGATAATATAAAATTAAGTAAATATTAAATTTATCTAAAAAATGATAAATAAAATAGAATAATTATTATTTTTTAATAAATTGATTAATATGTTATCAGCAAGCGATATATCAGGAGAACAAATTAAGGAGAACAAAACATTGGCTGTCGTAATAAACTCACGCAAAAATCAATCTGAATGTTTTGATGCAATACGATTGCTACAAATGACAGCGTTGTTCCCTATTCACGTTTATTTCTATAAGAACAACGGAGTCTCTCTTACAAGTGTTTACAACGAAATACAAAAACAGATTACAGAAGAAAGAATATTGTTTATTCATGACGATGTTCAGATTCTGACTGTCGGATGGGCAAAAGAATTGGATAGACTGTTCAATGATAATCCAGAATACGGAATCATAGGGGTTGCTGGAAGCAGGGATTTTGATTCAGACGGAGCATGGTGGATATATAAGAACATTTATGGTCAAGTCGTTCATACAAAACAAATTAAAGATGAAAAAACAGGTCAACAAGGCACAACTGCTTTCATTACAAAATTCTCAGAAAAAATTGATAATGACTTGAATGAGGTTGCTGTTATTGACGGACTGTTCATGGCAATTGACAGAGCCAAAGCATCAACAAACTTTGATGAACACGTATCAGGATTCAATTTCTACGATATAGATTTTTGCCTGTCAAATTATACCACCAATACCACAAAAATAGGAGTTACTACCAAGATAAAAGTTCAGCATGGAGGAGTTGGAGTAATAAAACCAGAATGGTTTGAAAATAGAAATCTTGTTCTGTCAAAATACAAGGAATATCTTCCAATTTCAGACTTAAACAACTCTACACAACCAGAAAAAAAGGATATGGCGTTTTTCCATAACGAACACTTCCCTGTTCAGAACACAGAAACAAACACCGAAAATAAATAATATTATTATGCTGATTATCAAAAGATTAATCTACAAAATAAATATATATATAAAGCTGTTTTTCTATGGTTTTAAGGCTGGAGATGTGCTGGTACATTCAAATTCAGACAAGTCTATTATCAACGGATTTAAAACATACCAAACAAAAGAACAGTCCAATGTCATAAGAGACCTGCTTAGAGGAATAATAACAGAGGAGGTTAAACATTTAAGATATTCATTGTATAAGATATCACAGGCTGCTGATTTATATACAGTAGATAAATGTACGGCCGTAAAACATACCATTGAAGAAAAACCATGGCTTGATTACAGTAAGGGAATTATTCGTCAGCTGAATGTTCTTATTGATGATAAGGGTTATATGTTCGATGATAAACCAACATATTCAATCAATCTTAAATACAAAAATTTTCCAATGTTTGATTTTTCCCGATTGTTCAAGGAGGTTTATGTCGATTTGAACAAAAAAAACGGATTTGTTCTTATTACTACAGAACTTATTTCCAAAACTCCTGGATTTTCGGCAGGAGAAAAAGGAGCATCAAGGGAATTGAACAAATGGATAACAGAATATAACAAAACCGTTAATGATAACCAGAAAACAACATTGATAAACAACTGTCCGTTTTTAGGGAATCTGTTATCAATATGTTTTGAAACATACAAGGCTGATGGAAATGTTGATGGAGTATCTTATGAATTGTTTGATTTGAAATTCTCAAAGGTCGCTTTTAATATAACAACCAATGATGCCAAGTATTTCTCCAACAAAAACGAAAAGATGCCAAATATATGTATGGCTACATTCAGTTATGGTGACATCGCTGTAAAGAATGACAGAATTGAGTATGTTGATGATATCATGGAAGAGAACTATAAGGAGCATAAACGGAGAGCCAATAGTATAGGCAGAGTTTACAGCGATATTAATATGTTTGCAGATACAAATAAAAAATGAAAAGATAAATAAATGAATATAGCGATAGACATAAATACTTTAAGAAATCTTAACAAACAGATTAATATCTGTTATGAAAAGGAAACAGGAAAACCTTTTGTGGATAATGAAGAACTTATCAAGCATGATTTGAAGAGGGAAATAAAATTTGATTCCGTACAGGCAAGAAGCAAGTTTTATTTTGAAAATTATCCATTCGAGATTTTTGGGTGCGCTCCTTGTATGACAAATGAATGTCCGTTGGACTTTGAACAATGGGTTGAAGAATCCGAGAATTTCGACAAGGACACGATAAATATCATGCTTGTTTCTCCGTTTGAAAGCGGATTGTCAATCAAGGCAACAATGTTTTTTCTTTCTAAATGGTTCCCTTGCAGAGAAATGTATTTTCCAAAGCAATCAACACAAATATGGGACAGATGTGACGTTCTTGTAACATCAGACGAAAAGCTGTCAAAGAACAAGCCTGATGGTAAAATTCTTATTTTAATAGAGAACGGGACAAATAAGGATTTGGAACAATATGCTGATTTGTCTTATGAAACAATAGATAATATGATATCTGATAATTTTGATTTTAATAAACTTTATAAAAAAATAAAATGACCGATAAAGAGCAAAAAATAGTAGAGAATATAGACAAGGAGATTGAAAGAATAGACAATTCCCAATCAAATGTATATTTCTTTGTATTGGATACCAAAGGTGTTCCAGACGGTTCAGTTGAGTATATATACAAACTGGCAAAAATATTGTCCGATAACGGAAAGAATGTCACTATGCTGTATCAGGAAAATCTGATTGACAAGAAAGACGACAAGGGAGTTATTGTCAAAGACGAGAATGGAAACAATATGAAAGAAGATCCTTTTGTTGGCGTTGAGAAATGGCTCGGAAAGGAATATTCTGAACTTCCCCATGTCAATACAATAAGCACAAATATTAATGTAAAATCATCTGATATTCTGTTTATTCCAGAATTGTTCGCTTCTGTCATGAAAGAGACAAGAAAATTTCCATGCGAAAGAATTGTAATTGCACAAAATTATAATTTTATTGCCGAATCAATGCCTTTGGGTGACCAGTGGGGAGATTATGGAATTATCAAAGCGATAGTCCCTACACAAACAAATGCGGACCTTATAAAGGATTTGTTCCCGTATGTTTCCACTACGGTTATTGATCCTTATCTTGATGACTTATCATCCAAAACCGAAGAACTCCCAGAGTGTCTGGTTAATGTGGTATCAAAGAATGAAGAGGATATGCATAGAGTTATCAAACCATTTTATTGGAAATACCCTATGTTTAAGTGGATTACATTTAGAGAACTTAGAAATCTCCCTCAAAACGAGTTTATAGACAGTCTTAAAAAAGCAGCATTTACTTTGTGGATTGATGATGATGACAATTTTGCATTGACACCGTTACAGGCCATGAACGCAGGTGCTATTGTTATAGGCAAAGTTCCAGATATATTGCCAGAATGGCTTGTTGAAAAGAAAGAGAACGGTTCTTTGAATGTCAAAAAATGCGGATATTGGTTCTCGGACCTGAAAGAAGCTCCAATTGCATTGGCTAATGTCATCAAGGATTGGATTACTGATAATATTCCGTCAGAAATAGGCAAAGCCCAGTATGATGCGTGGAATTCATATAATGATAAAGGTAGAACCACAAAGGAAATTTATGATTATGTGAACAAGATATTTGATGATCATAAAAAGACGTTGTTAGAAATTAAAAACCAAATTGTAAATAAAAATGAGAACAAGTAAAAAAATAGCATCAAAACAAAACATAAGCATCATCATTCCTGTTCATGAAATGAATGATACCGTAAAACCATTATATGAAAGAAGTCTTGAATCTGCAATAGCTACTGATTGTAATATTCTGGTTGTATCTGCAACAAATAAAATAAATGATGAGCTTCTCACTATTAAAAATGCGTTCAACAAGAATATCACTTATGCCATAAAGAACGATGAAAAGACAGATTTCTGTTCCATGGTGAATTTTGGAGTGGAGCATCTTGATAGTTCTTCTGATTATTTTATGATACTTGAAATGGATGATGTGATAAATCCACAGGTGTTTAAACAGAATATCTATTCTTATATGAATGCCAAAAAAGATTATTCTGTATTTATTCCGCTTACCTATTTGTTTAACAGTAAAGGCGATAAGTTTGAGGGATTTATTAATGAGCTTCCATTAACTCCATCTTTTTCAAAGGAGATTGGGTGTATAGACAAAGACAGTCTTTCGGATGTGTTTGTATTTAATTTAACTGGTGCGGTATTCAGCAAAGAAGTCTGGAATAGACTTGGTGGACTTAAAAGCTCAATAAAGGTTTATTTCTGGTATGAGCTTATGCTGAGATATACAAGTCATGATGTCAATTTCTTCGTATATCCTAAAGTGGCATATCATCATTATCTGCAACGTGAAAACTCATTGTTTGATACTTATGTTAAAACCGTAAGCGAAAAGGAAAACAAGTTCTGGCTGGATGTGGCAAAGAACAATTACACAAATAACGATGACGCTTTTGTGTATAACAATAAGGATTAAAAAGTCCTGAATAAAAAGAATTGTTATGCCATGTTTGTGAAAATATGACATCAATTCTTTTTTTTATTTAAAAATATGCCAAGAAAAAAGAAACAAAATGGCTACTTCTATGAAAGAGAAGAAAAAGCCGTGTCTGATTACAATAAGGCAGATACATTTGAGGAGAAAAATAAGATTTATAGTGAAATCTTACATCCAGCACTTACGAAAATGGTAGAGTCAATTATCCGAAGATATAGACTCTATATTCCAGACGAAGAATATGATTTAACATTCACTGATTGTTTGAGCTTTCTTATGGTACAGATTGAAAAATTCAATCCAGAAAGAGGACACAAGGCTTATTCGTATCTTGGAACAATATGTAAAAATCATCTTATATTCAAGATAAAAAAATTCAAAGAAGAAGAAAAGAAATATACATCTTTTGAAAGCAATCAGGATGTTTACGAGAATGATGAAAATCTTACGGAGGAAACCGATTTTCTTGGAGAAAATTCTTTTTTTGACGATCTTATCATCAATACCAAGAAAAAAATTCAGTTTATGCTTGACAACAAAAATAAATTCGGTTTGAACATGGATGAATACAAGATTGGAAGCAGCCTGATATTCCTACTTGAACATTGGGATGATATTTTTAGCAGCAATATGGGATCAAATAAGTTTAACAAGGCAACGGTATTGTTTTTCTTGAAAGAGAACACTCTTATGGACACAAAAGAAGTAAGAAAAAATCTCAAAAAATACAAGGATGTTTATGTTGAAATAAAGAAAAAAATGTTAAAAAATGACTAATTATCAATAGAATATAAACACTAAAAATATGGGCAAAAAAGTTGATTATAGAATTGAGTTGAATTCATTATCCAATCTGCAGAATCTGTTGCAGGAATCGTATGATATCACAACCGAACAGATTAATAGCGCACAACAGGAAATGAACAAATTGACCGCATCCACAGACTTAAAAGAAGAACTTATGGATGGAAAGGCAAAGTATTCAAAGGCTTTGCACGATTTTATGACAGACAAGGACAGGGCATTGTCAAGAAGAATAGAAATAGCCAAACTTATGGCAGAAGTCATAAAAGAGAATGGAAATTCAAAAAGAGCTTTTGATGAGATAGAAGGAGAAAACGCTTTCAATGTAGACGTTAATTCTCTGAATGAATTGCTCAGAAACTCTCCAAAAGAAACACCAAAGAAAGAAAGACTTTATTAATATAAAAACAAATGCAGACAATATACGAAAAGAAAGAAGAAACGATAGGAATGATAGACGCTTTTTTATCAATGATAGAAAAGCTAAAGGCAACCTATGAAAACACTTCATTGTCTCTTCATTATACCAATAATAGTTCACTGCGCTATCTATTTGATTTATACAAATCAATAGCTGGCAATACAGAAGGACTGCAATCATTGATATTGAAGATTCTTACCAATTCGTTGCCTGCGTTTGAAGCAGCCGTAAAGGCTTATCTTTTAGCCAATATAAAAACAAGCATCAGCTGCGGAAGCGATCCTATCATACCAGACGATATGAGGGAATTTTACTATGATTCCAACTATACATTGTATCGGGTACAATATTTCAACACCAAAGTCCAATCCGACTGGGTGAATTCAAAAGTCATAGAATTGGATAATGTGCATTTTGGGAAAGGACTTGATTTCAGCGTAACAAGCCTTGATTTTTGTGATAAGCTGGATGTAAGTCCTTTCGATTCTGGAAAAAAGGGCAATCTGATGTATTTTGGAATCAATGAGCATACCACTCCATACGATTTATGCAGAAGCAATGATTTTGACGCTTTTATATGGTACACAATGAACAAGGCTGTTTACTATTCTGCTTACCAATATTATGATACCAAAAACGATACCGCAACCGCAAAAGAAAAATCATTTTCATTATTTACAAACTCCAATTATATATGTTGCTACGAAGCAGAAGGTAAAAAGTATAAGGATATAACATCGGATTCGGACCAAAGTTTTAATTTGTTGAGCTATTTCTATATCAAGAATACCAATGACGGGGAAATATTAAAGAATGTAGCCCCAGGAACAGCTTATAAATATCATAATGGTTCAAGTATATTGCTTTGTACTGAAACGCTTGCAGACGAAAGCGGAAACACTAAATATGCAAGATTTTTCCCTGCCACTGATGATTATAAAGGTTCTATCTGGCATATAGACAGTTTCTGTTATGCAGGGAATGATCTTAAACCACAATTCTCACAATCAACGGAAAATGTATATGCCAAAAGTACAGCAACTCCAGCAGAGGCGATTGAATTGGAAAAAACAGGAGCAAACAGTAACAGTCATGCCCGTGAATACAACAAGGAAAAAGGAATATTGAAACTTGAATACTATGGAATAACCAATAATCTATCAAGAAATTATGCATTTACGGAATCATCCGTTTCAATGGGAACACATGCGGTTAAAAATAACAGCAAGCTGAATTTCAAGATACTGCCTAAACCGTTTATTCATTATCCTTGCGTTGATAAGAGATTCCCAGAAAATCCGCTTGATACAAAGAAAATATTGTTTAACGCCAAGGGAAAACCAGATAAGAATGGCAATTTTTCATGCTTGGTTGATCCTACCTATACGGCAAATACCAATTATAATTATTGTGACGATTCTGGTTCCACATGGTCACCTACGGATATCAACTCACAGATTCAGGACCCAACATCTCCATCAGGAAGTATAAAGACAAATTATGATATCATAAACACGAGTACAGCATCTACAGAAAATCCAATATATGAATTGAGATATAGAATTCTTGATTATAAAACATTTAAAGACTATGCTAATGGAATTGCATCGGAAGCGGATGTGGCATCCAATTATATAGGGTGGTTGTACTTTACAAAAGACGGATCTTATTTTTTGAAAATGAACGATGGGCATAGAATACAGGAATGTCTGTATGAATGTTATACGGGATTGACAATTTATCAGTTCAATTATGATTATGTGATGGGAATGCAGCTTTTTGATGCCAAAAACATACTTTCTACTGCGTTTGATTTGACATTCAATCTGGGGGCTTCTTATTCATTAAATCTCACCACCAAACAATATATGGACAGACAAAAAATAATTTCCATAATAAAAAGCATGTGTGATGCGGATTCAAGCGTTGCGAGTGATTGCTTCTATTCATTCAGCAATACCAAATATGAATCAATGTTGAATGATGCGGAAACAAAAAGAAAAAATGGATATAAATTTAATGGTTCTGATTACGGTAATGTTAATGTTGATTTCAGCGGAGTAAAAGATATTCTTGATGAATATGACGATAATGCCACTCTAAATGAAAGGGTTGATGTGTTGTCCCGTGCACTGACACAGGCTAATGTATCTGTTACAGAAATAGGTACAGATCAGGCGGATGAGGTAAATCCTACAGCTTCTCTTGAATTTGTTGAGAATTTGATAAACAACCTTGTTGCCGCTTTGGTATATTCAATCATTACACCTAAAATAGTCATGCTTCTGTCTGTAAACAAGGCTCTTATGGGAGACCATTCCGATTATAGCTCGGTCGAAGCCTTTTTGAAAGCAATACAGAATATCATACTCGGACTTGTGCAGAAAATATACGAGATGGTTCTTGAAGAAGTATTGGCTTTTGTCATGGAAAAGTTGAAAGTTATAATTGATTTATGGAGCAGCATATTGTTGCAGGAATATACAGCCAAATACAGACGTTTGATAGAACTTATGAAACTTGATTGTACTGGTGACTGGATGCATAGAAGAACGTTGAATGTTCAAATAGGAGATGTCAATTATGCTGATATAGACAACACCAACACTCCTGTTGATGATTCATGTCCAGAATAACAAGATATAAATATTTATTAATATGGCCACAACAATAGAAAATATAGTAAATAAGATTAAATCGGCATTGAATAGCGCAAGACCGAAAGCAATGAATATTCCTGGTATTTTTATGCTTTGTTCTTTGGCAAAAAGACCTGGATTGTCCGTTTCTGTAAGTACCTCAATTACAGTAAGCAAATTAAAGGTTCTTGGATTTCCGACTGGGACACTTCCAGACGGTCAGGAAAATATGACGGTTAATTTTGTTCATTCTTTGTTTGAGGAAAATTACAGGGCAATAAATGAAGATGCGGTCATGCAGGGCAGACTTGGAATAGGCGATATAACCATACAGGCAACGGGAGCCAATGCAGGAGGTCCTGTGACGGTAGTTGGAAACAATATGCTCCCTGTTGATTTTAAAGGATTGCTGAAATAATAATATAATTAAATTAAATTAAATAAAATATGCCAATATTACATGATAATCAAAATCCAATCATGTGTTTTATCGGTAAAGTCATTAGTGTTGATGACGAATCCGATGGAATGAGAATTAAAGCTTTTATTTCTGGTGATTTGGCTAACAATATACCTTATGCCTTTCCTTTGCTTCCAAAGATGTTTCAGGTTAGACCAAAAGTTGGAGAGGCGGTTATGGTTTTTCTATCAAAACTGAATGATAGAAGAAGCGATAGGTTTTATGTCGGCCCAATTGTAAGTCAACCTCAATTTTTACAGAATGCACAATATGAATCTTCTTTATCTTTATTCAAGGATAAAATCCTGCAACCTCTTGAATCCATCAAAAAGGAAGATGGAATAACCAAAGGAGCTTTTCCTCCAGAAGATAATGTTTCATTGGTAGGAAGAGATTCGGAAGACTTGTCAATGGGTAATGGTACGGTTACATTGAGGGCTGGAGCAAGAAAAGCCATGGACAATATGGATAATAAATCCTTAATCGGGAATGTGGCTTTTGATAATGACAAGGCTTCGTTCATTATGCTTAGGAAAAAAGATGGACTAATTCCAGACACTGTTGAAAATACAGATAATGGTGCTGATAGTGTGGCTGTTATTGCTGCTGATAAGTTCGCATTTATGTCAAAGAAACAAAAAGATGCCTCATTTGAAAAGTATGATAATGAAAGCATGATTAAAGATGAGGATTTTGACAAGATTATGCAGAAACTGCATCAGATTCCGTATGGAGATAAGTTGGTGGAGGTTCTTAAAGATATGCGTTCTGCAATATCCAATCATGTTCACCCTTGGGCTGGACTACCCCCATGTAACGATGAGACGGTAAAAAGAATGAATGAATACAATCTTGACGATATCTTGTCAAAGAATGCGAGGATAAGCTAAATATATGCGTATACGGTATGTTTTTCGTGTGATTAACGAATTTCATACCTGAAAAATATCAATTTTTATAGATATATTATCTATTTATAATAAAAGTAAACAAAAATGAGAAGAAGAAGTTTAGACCGAATTATTGATGAGTGTATCAATAGAGAGGTTATGAATAGTAGACGATATTCCAATAATTATGGATATATCGATGAGGGCTTTATGGATACCAGAATGGGAAAGGCCATGGGACGTGGAATATCCAAAGCAGGAATGGGAATAGGAAATAGACTCTCAAAATGGGGAAACAGTCTGAGTAATGTAGCATCAAACTATGGAAGAAGATTTGCCAACACTGGATCTAATGGAGGAAATCAGACAGGTAATCAACCTTCTTATCAAGAAAATCCACTTCCTACAGGCAATAATAACACCAATTATAATGATCCTGATGATGATGACGAAGAAGAAATGACTAATCAGACAAATTCAGATAACGGTGCTAATTATGATGAGGAGGATACCGATAATAATCAAGCAGGTTCCGATAATGATTCTAATTATGATGAGGGTGATGATGATAATACTCAAGCAGGTTCCGATGATTATGGACAACCACAAGGAAATGCTAATGGTTACTCCAATGATGATGAAGATGATTATGATGAAGATGATAATGACGCAGGTTATGGGGAAGCAGGTAATGTTGCTCCTCAGCAGCGAGTAAGAACACCAAGAGGACCTCGTATGACTCCAGATCAACGCAAATATAAAGGAATGATCAGAAGGGTTGACAAAAATATACCTGTCATGGATCAGGATATAACAGATTTGACACACGATGGATATATCAATAGAAATATAGGTAATTATGCCATAAATGGTCTCAAAAAGGTTAAAAAGAATATTGATTTGGCCAATAATAGAAATATGGGAACGGAGAAAAGACAAAGAGCGCAAAGACAACCAGATTATCAACATATACAAGCAAGAAAATTTGAGCAGCAATGGCGTCAGCAGCAGAAAGCTAATCAAATGTCAAACAATCAAATGTCAGATTCAATGAGATGGTAATGATGATTAATCTTATTTAATAGCTTATAATATAAAAAGGCGGAACAATTAATGTTGTTCCGCCTTTTTTGTGGTATATATATTCTATTTATTGCATTTCTTTCAAGTGTTGAATTTCACTTGAAATACACTTAAAATAAGCCCATATATAATCTTTAATATATTGACCAAATTGTTCATTTTCGTTTTCCATTAATGATTGACTACTGTTTACTCCCATTTGTGCATATTGTTGAATAGAATCAATCAATTGTTGTTTCTGGTGCTGATTCTGCTGATCATTATCCATTTGATCTTGTCCTTTACGAAAACCTTGATAAGCTCCTTTCATCTTATCCATAAAACCTTCGTTCAAGATATTATTGACAGATTCTCTTATTACATTGTGGAGCTGTCCCTCCGTTAATCTTACTCTTCTCATATTTTTATTTCTTTTCCTATAAATATCTGCAAAATTATGATAATTCGCCCCCCCCCGCAAATACCGTGCCAGACGTGAAACAATGTTAAAATATTTACACAAAAATAGTTGCAATTTGTGTAATTATAGTATTTATAAATCGTTTTATCAAACAGAGAAAACACATTGAAAAGTATTATTTTCTGTTACTATTTATGATAAAACGATAACAAACATGAATATCATTACCCGTTTAAGCAAAGTAAACGTATTGGTTCAGAATAGCGATTACAATATAGGAATAAATCCAGTTGCAGAACTTATATATGGAAACGGAATCAGCAGAATAATAGCCTATTTCGATATGGAAAAACTTATAAATCAATATAAAGACAAAACCATTATTGATTTGAAAAAGTTGACGCATCGTCTGTTTATGAAAAATTGCGGAAGTATAGACTATACGCAGCTTCATCAGGTTTATTCATCATCGACCAACAGTTCTGATAAACTAAGAGCATCCTCTTTTGATTTGATATTCTTTCTTGTTCCTATGGAATGGGATGGTGGAAAAGGATTCGATTATCAATCATCCTATTTCAACAAGTCTTATATAAAACAGAATGATATGGAAATGGATGGTAGAAAATTGCTTTCCAAAGACGGAGCAACATGGTTTAAAGCCAGAAACGGATATCAATGGGATAATGACGGAATATATACAAATGATTATTTATCAGAACAATACGACAAATTTGCTCAAGGACAGGATAGTATAGTAATAGCAAGACAACATTTTGATATAGGAAATGAAGATATAAATGTTGATATTACAGATACCGTTAATAAATTCATAGAGGGGAAATTATGCAATTATGGAATAGGAATAGCATATTCCCCAATGCTGGAAATACAGGAAACGAAAATGCAAAATTATGTCGGATTCTTTACCAACAAAACCAATACATTTTTTGAGCCTGCTTTAATTTCCAACTATAATGATATTGTCGATGATTCACGTTCCAATTTTTGTCTAAATAAGACAAACAGGTTATATCTATATTCAAATATCAATGGAATGCTTGAAAATCTTGATGAAATGCCCAAATGCTCAATAAGCGGGAAAGATTATGATGTCAAACAATCATCCAAAGGAATATATTATATTGAGGTTAAATTGTCATCATCTGATGGATACGAGGGAGGAACCATGTATCGTGATATATGGACCAATCTTAAATACAACGGAGACGAAATAGAAGATGCTGAATTGTATTTTACCACCAAGCCAGCAAAGATCGCATTCAATGTGGGTTCATCAATAGAAACCAAACCTGCTTTTGTCCTGAATGCTTACGGAATAACAAACGATGAAAAGATTCACAGGGGGGATATTAGAAAAATTGGAATATCAGCACGAGTTCCATATACCAATGAGGAATGTCAGCTGGTGGATAAAATGGAATTGCGATTATATGTAAAAGACGGTGAATCCGAAATAGATGTTTTCCCATTTGACAGCGTGAACAAATCATATCTCGAAAATTATTATATGATAGATACATCTTCTTTAATTCCTTCTACTTATTATATTGATATTCGATTGAATTATAATATGGAGAAAAGAGTTCATAAGGATGTATTGCATTTTGAGGTGATAAATGATGAGACTCATAAGTATTTTTAATTTATGCTTCATAACAAGTTTTTCATAATATCAATGACATCATGGAGGAAAAGAATAGGAATTGTTTGTAATACCATCAACAGTCTTTTTAACCAATCTTTTCCTCCAGACCGAATTGTGTTCAATTTATCTAAAGATGAATTTCCGAGTGGTTATGCAGAACTTCCTGAAAATCTAATATCATTGATTAACAGGGGACTTGAAATAGAATGGGTGCAAGCGAATTCAAAATCATTCAAGAAATTAATTCCGACACTGGACAAATACAGGGATGCAATAGTAATGACAGCTGATGATGATTTGATATATCCTTATAATTTTGTTCAGAACATAGCTAATAATTATAATGACAGACCTTTGTCGTTGAACTTAGGAAGAACATGGATGAGCGGATATGCTTCTGTCTATGAATACAGATTCTTCGGAAAATACCTACATGCTTTCGATAGGTGGGAGGTTTGGAGGACAAATGAAGATGATATAGCTTATGGAGTTTTAATGATGTTAAACGGCTTTTCTTGCGATTTTTGTCATGATCCTTATTGGCAATATATGCACCAAGTGGATGAGGGCAATGGATTGGGAAGGACAGGAGCCTATAATTCAAAAAGAAATGATATATGGTTTAACGGATATATATCAAGGAGATATGGTGTCGATTATAATTGGCTTAGAAACAATATATCACAACATAACAGTTTTGAATTAAATGATAAGGAACCATATTCTGATGATACGGCAATACAAACATATATAGACATACAGTTTAATCCCGTAGAAGAACAACCAATCACTGTGCCTATGGAGGTGCCAGTAATAATAGTGGAACCTCCTAAACCTCAACCTGAACCTAAACCGAAACCGAAACCACAGGAATTCAAGGACGGGAAAAAGGTTATCAGCAAGAATACAACCATAGTGATTAACAACAGTAGTAAAAAATTGAGAAAAATCATAACAAAAGGAGCTTAATGTTAAATAATATTCATTATATTTGCCATGTTAATAAATATGTATGATAATGCTGCACGATAAGGAATTTATTGTTTCATTGACTTCTTGGAAAAAACGTATTGATATAGTTCATAATGCTATTGAAAGTATTATGAACCAAACAGTTAAACCAGATAAAATAGTTCTTAATCTTTCTTTGGATGAATTTCCATCTGGAAATGATGAACTTCCAGAAAATCTAACATCACTGATTGAAAATGGTTTGGAAATAGGATGGGTGAAAAAAAACTCCCGTTCATTTAAAAAATTGATTCCTACTCTTGACAAGTATAGAGATGCGATTGTTATGACTATAGATGATGATATCGTTTATCCTAACGATTTTATTGAGAAAAAAATTCCATTATATCATGACAAGCCTCTATCTTTTGATAACGGACATTTGTTTATGACTGGTTATTGCTCTTTTTATGAATATCGTTTCTTCGGTGATTATCTCCATAAATTTGACAATGAACTTGTTTGGTATTCAAATGAGGATGATATGGCATACGGTATATTAATGATGCTGAATTCAACAGAAATTGATTATCAGATAGATAAATATCATGATACAATAATCGAGGTGGATGACGAAAATAGTATGTCCCGCAATAATAAATATAACACGTTTGAAAATTACAGATGGTTTTATGCTTATTTGAAAAAACGTTTTGGATTGACTCTTGCCGAACTTATAGCAAACAATACCAAACATATAGTCAAGACGTACAAAGATAATACACCAATGATTAATTTGGATACATTGATGATTTATGAATATATGAAAGAAAGATATCCTCTTGTGTCCATGATTGTCCTGAATAAGGACAGAAGCGATCTTATGCAGAATCTCCTTGCATCTATTAAGGATAAATGCAAATATCCATCTTCCTGTCTTAGAATTTATATTGCTGATACAGGAAGTTCGGAACAGGAAAAAGACAAGATTAAGACAATAATAGGAAATCTTAATCTTCCTTATTATATCTGCATGGCAGAATATGATTATTACAATTTTGCAAAGATTAATAATGATATGGTTAAAAAACATATCAAATCAGATACTAAACTCTTGCTGTTCTGTAACAATGATATTGTTCTTGAAAATGATGCCATTTCAAATATGGTTGATGCTTATGTATCAGAATCAAAGAAACACAATGTAGGTACTATTGGAGCAAGATTGAATTATGGTGACGGAACAATTCAGCATCTCGGTATTCATCTTGTGACAAATGGAAAGGTGATTGCTTTTGAACATATAGGTAGCCATAAGAAAATAGAAGATATAAAACCTGAAGATAAAGAACATACACATGCCGTTTTCGCCAATACATTCGCTTTCGCAATGATAAATAAAGATATCTTTGAAAAATTCGGATTGCTTGACGAAGTATTCAAGTCTTGTTTTGAGGATGTCGATCTTAATTTTAAGTTGTATAAAAACGGATATGTAAATATATTAAATCCAAACGCTATATGTACCCATTATGAATCATTGACAAGAAAAAACACGGTGGATAACGATGACTTAATGTGCATGTTCCAACGTGTTCTTAAAGATGAAAAGATTTATAATTATTTCATAAACAAAAACAAAGAAAATAAACAAAAATGAATTCCATCCAACTTAGACAAATTATCATATCCAATCTGTTAGGAAATAGATATGAACTCAATGTATCTAATAGTGACAAACAGTCAAAATATTTTGAAAAAACGAATAGTGATAAATCGGAAAGGTATGTTGTGAGAGTTTCCAATCATTGCTCCAGCAAGTTGACATGGCAACAAAAATATTGCGGTAAGAATGACAACCACATTTACACTAACTGTTATGATATTGTTATATTTGAACCTGATATAGATGGAGTCCAAAAGTGCAATTTTAAAGATGAAAGATTCGTAGTTCAATATGTATATAATACAGTCAATAAAACCGAAAAAGAAATACGCAAATTTATTGACAGTATTAATTTTCATACCAAATTAATTAATTATTGATTTTCCTTTTCCAATAAGCTCAAGAAATCTATCTTTTCTTGGGTTTTTTCGTTTATGCTCCAATAATTATCCATTGTTATCTTGAAATCCTCATTGTCAATTCTTCCAATTTTCATTTTCTTTCTATAAAACTCTTCGAGTGATTTTGTTTTATAATGTTTGATATAAGCATAATCATAATTTATATCATTCCACGGATAAGCTCTTTCAAAGACCAGATTTCCCTTGTTGTTGCATACTTTTGTCGTATCTTTCAGTATAACGGGTGTATGTGGCTGAGTGTCAAATTTCAATGTTTTGTCTTTGTTTATGGATGTATGCAAAATTGATTTGATATGAAAATTTTCAGAAAATTTGTAGGAATCTGTTTGTGTAATAGGGAGTGGAAAGGGAAATCTATCCCGTAATAATCCTTCGGTCTTTCTTATATTCCCACAATCACCATATATTCTCCAATTAATATGTATGATATCCTTATCCGAAAAGCAGGGTAACGATAGATAGTCTTTTATGTTATCAAAATTATTACTAAGTGTAAGGTATTCATCAACATCAAAAAATGCTATAAAATCAAAATAATCGGTAAAGGTGTCTATTGCGTGATTATATGCTGCCATCTGACAATTCTTCTGGTCCCTGACATTCATTATGAGGACTTTATTGTTGTTTATATAATCAGATAGAACGGTATCAAAACTTTCCTCTCCTGTCCTGTTATTGTCATATATTATGATATTGTCAAATTCCAAATTTAGATAATAATCACAAAACTCTTTAATATAACTGTTTTCCATTCTGGCTATAGCAATAAGTCCTACTTTCATTCTGTCTTTTCTTAAAAAATAACATAAAAAAAAAGGTCCAGAATAAAAATTCTGAACCTTTTATCATAAATGAGGTTATTAACCTCTTTGGTTTAACGGAACTCTGCGGTGCTCCAGCTTACCAAACCATCTACTCTGACATGGCCATAGTATTTGTTATTGATAAGTTTCTTTGCATATCTTGTCATAATACCCTTAACTGGTGCGAAGTTAAATGGATTAGTCAAGGTAGGAGTCAACTGCAATGGAATATAAGGTGCGTAAACGTATCCTGTTTCAAGCAATGTGTTACCCTTATGACCAACTATAACTGAATATGATGGAGAATAAGAATCTACATATACCTGCAACTGGTTGTTCAACGAACCAATTCTCTCAATACCCATTGAATACTTATCACTTTCGGCTGATGCATCAGTTACATGGAAATACTCAAGGTTGTTCAGCAAACAAGAAACTTCAGGAGAAACTACGATAAAGTTGGCTGCGCCAAGCAATGTAGATTTCTGAATCTGTGCTGAAATCTGGTTGATAGTTGTAAACAGCTCCTGATTCCAGTCCTTCTGGGTGTAGTTGGTTGAATAGCCCTTCAGATGCTTCCATCCGTTGGCATCAAATCTCAATGACCATGCACCTGCCTTACGAAGGTCTCTCAAAATCTCACGGTCTATCTCAGCACTAATCTGTTCAGAAAGCAATGAGGTTAACTCTGCCTCTGTATCAATATTATGGAATGCTGAAATATCCTGTTGCAACTCTGGTGACCATGTAGCTCTCAACTTACGCTCTGTAACAGAAATGGTAGTAGAAGACATATTGAATGAAACCTCACCAATCTCTGTCTCCAACTCCAATGAGTCGTAAGAACACCAAGCAACTTCCAAGTTGTCTACAAACTTAGTATTAACAGCTGGATCTATTCCGATATATCCATCAGTTGTAAGAGCTGAAGTAGTAGGAACCATGGTATCAATCTCAATATACATCTCGCCATTAGCGTTACATACATTTGAATTGTATTCTACCAATCCTGCACCCCACTTGATAGGTTTGATATGAACAGGGAACTGTGCATACTGTGCGAAAGCAGCGGAACCAGAAGTGTTTGCTGAAATGGCAGCCTTTGTAATTACCTTCAAAGATGCAAGGAATTCCTCAGTATCCTGCTCGTTTCCATCAGGACCTGTAAGTTTACCAGTGTTGTAATTAGAGAATCCAGAAACTTTAAGAATAACCTTTCTAACTGTATTATCAATAGAAGATACCTCTATATCAGCTACTGTCATTGCTGATCCTGCTGTATTGGTAGCACTATAACCGCTTGCAGTAAGTCTAACCAATGTAGGTTTAACAGAAGCGATAGTAATCTTACCCTTTGAATTATCAAACAAACCATCATCATAGAACATATCATACAATGATTTTTGATAATTGACAGACAATCCATAAGGAGCTGCGGTAGTAAGAGCCGTAGGAACAACCTCATCTGGAAGATAATATCTTGGCTCAATCTGACCTGCGTCAGTTCTTGAAGAAAGAACTCTTGAAGTTCTCTCGTATCCCATCATACCAGTATGAGAGAATGTAGAACCATCTGGAATATATCCTTCAGGAGTTCCAGCAGGAATATTAGGAGTTCTTACAGTAGTAGTAGGGCTAATGAAGAATATTTTACCTACTGGCATGTTCATAGCCTGTACTGATACGATATCATTGGCGAGCAACTTAGAGAATACACGTCTAATGATAGGGAATACTACAGTCTGGAACTGTCCACTCTGATCTGCAGAGTTTGCCTCAGACAATATCTTCTTAGCCTGGTTCTCGTACAGTGTAGAGATATTCTCTTTCAATGCACCTGTCAAACCGTTTGTAAATCCGAGCTTATCCCATCTTTCAGAGATAATATTTCTTTGTTTACGTTGTTCGTCCAACTCTATGGTACCAACTTGGTTACTTCTTAACCAATCTGCGTTTCCAAACATTTTATTTGTTATTTTGTTTTTTTATTAATATTTTTTGATTTATGAATGGTATTATAATTTTTCCATTCTATCCATCAAATCCAGACAAGCATTCATGTCTTTCGATTCATAAATAGTTGTCGCTTTTGTATCAACAGATCTTTCAGCTATTGGCTTGTCTATTGATTCGTGTATATTTACAGGTTTCCGATTTAGCGTTCTTTTAAGAGTATTGTACATCATCTTACTTTCCTGCAATGTTTTTGCCTTTGTCATCTGATTCAAAATATCCAACTTCTCATTCTGGGTTGTTGAATTTTCCGAAATCAATTTAATGGCATTTCCCAAATTAGCATTAAGAACAGATGCCTCATTCAATTTAGAATTGAATGAATGATTGGCAACTTTCAACTTTTGCTCAAATATATTGAGTGCCTGTTTAAGTTTTCTGTTCTCATTGAAAATAGAATGGGCTTTACTCATGATTGTAGACTCATTAGTATTTCCGACATAACGTCCGTTCTTGCTGATTTCGTGAGCTGTATGAGGAGGGTATTGCATTGTTTCTTCAGTTTCGGAATTCTTAACTCTGCTTCTTCTTACTCTGTTTCTTGCACCTCTTGTAAGTCCCTCTTCCAGTCCGCTTCCATCAACCATTGACGGAGTTTCATCTTCTGAATCGTCTATTTCATAGATTGCCTCTTCATTCTCCAGACCACACTTGCAATTACCATTTTTTCCGCAACCACACTTGTCATACGGAGTAGCTCTTCTCTGCAATTTGCTATAAGGTCTTGCGTTTCCGTGAGGAACGCCAGCATCCCAATCGTTTCCTTGCTTCTTGTCCGAAGGCAGTGTCATTACGTCTTTTTTCTGATAATCATCAGTGTATCCGAGATTTTCCTGTAAATTCAACTCGTAAAGTTTTGATTCTTTCATCTTATTTCTTTTATTTGTCGAATTTTCATCACCATCGTCATCAAGTAATATTTCGGTATCATCATCATCGTCATCATCTGGCTCAATGGTGAATGTAACCTCCTCTTCGGCGTCATCAGGTGCTGGTAAATTGCGCAATTTATCGTCATCGTCATCATCCAAATCGTCATCACTATCTGCATGGTTGCCTTTTTCGGTAGGGATAATCACATACTCGGTATCATCATCAGTGTTGGTTACCTTGTACACATTATCGTCTTCCTGTTTAACGACTATCTGGTCGCTGTCTTGAAGAATAGAGTATATTTTACCCATATCTTTGTCTTCTACATTACTGAAGTCATACTCTCCGTTCCCGATTTTGTATTTATCGAAGTCCTTCCATTCCTTTCCCTTGACGTCATCACTTTCGTTACCGTCACTTTCCTTATCCGAAGTCTCAGTGTCGTCATCATCGTCACTGTCAACATCGAAATTCGGGTCCTCGTCATCATCGGTTTGAGTATCTTTTACTCCTTTTCCCTTATCCTGTTTGGATTCGGCATTATCCTCATTGATAAGTTTAGATATATCATCATATATAGCCTCCTTACTCAAATCCTTAATGATACTTCCAGAATTTTCTTTTAGTGTCTTGTTAATATCATTGAGTTCGTACAGGCTTTCTTTAAGTTCTTTCATATACTTTTAATTAAAAAAGTTTTTTATTTTACTAATAAATACAAAGCACAAACCATTTTATCGTATTTTTTTACAATAAAATTTTATTTATTCTTTCAAGTTTCTCTCTTATAGCCATATTATGCTTATCAAGAGAATAATCCTTGCTTTCTATATATTGTTGTAAATTATCCATATTGCAGTCAATATAGGACCCTGGAGTACTTGGAGATGAAACAACATCCCAACAAATCAACTCATAATCATCACCAACAACCGTTGTTCCCATAATATCCTTTACAGATCCGACACCCCTTGAAGAAACTCCTATTTTGTAACCTCGTATGATAAGATTGGCAACCTGATCTCCACAGGTACATACGGTTCCATCCTGTATGAATTTATTTGACAGAAATATTTCCATCTGTCCTACAAGAGTATGTTCCTCCCAGTGCAATTCTGTTATCAAGTGTGATACCCTGCTAAGGTCTATACTTGAAGATTCTGGATGATTGCAATTATGAGTCCAGTGGGGAACCATATCTGCATATTTGACATACCATGTATGGTTTTCCACTTCTGGACAATAAGTACTTTCCTTATAATCCTCAAGCGTTACTGTAAGATTTTCCACTTTGATATCATTATCAGATGGTTTTCCATCTTCTGAAATCTTGATATATAAATCATTATAATCAGCAGTAGTCATGATATCAGATGCCATGACGGTACATACAAATTCACCCGTCTTTTTAAACAAAGGATATTTGTGTTTTAGGGTAACCGTATCTTTTATGTTTTTATTGTCTGATATGGTTATCATATTGGAACAATCCTCTTTTTTTACCATTCTTTTAACAGGATTGTTCTCTACATTATTAGTATGCAGATTAAGAGTTTTGATAGAATCTCCCTCTTTGACCTCATCTATCCGTTTCCATGATCCGTCTGACATTTTTACCAACGCATCTGCAGGAAAACACTCTCCATAAGAGCTTCTTTCGTCTATAAGTTTCTGATACGCTATTACCTGCTGCTTCAAAGTCTCTTCTGGATATATTCTTCCATTGGCATTTTTGATACCATATTTTTGAAATACCGCATTAACTATGAATGGCTGTGGAACATACCACTTGCCATTCCCATTTTCCATTCCTTCTTTCAGGTTTTTAGGAGCCATGATAGGACTTGTAGAAGATACTGAATTAGGCAATACATACCCATCATTTTCAATCAACAATCCTTTTCCATACTGGCCTTTCTGTATTTCTGTTAAAATATGACTCATTGTTAGTGTTTTCAAATAAATAGTGTTATTTATTTCATTTTTTTATAAAACGTCTTATAATAGCTGCTCTGTTATTATTCACCAATCCGATGCTATGAACTCTGTTTATATTATTCCTGATAATCAACGGATTAAATCTTCTTGACGAAACATGTAAATAATCAACAGGAGTTTGTGAGATGTCGTATTTGTTGTTCCATACATAAGGATAACTATGGATATCAAAATGATTAAATAGAAACCATGCAGAACCAATACGCTCGGAGGTGAATCCGTTAAATCTTGCTTGGTCATTTCTATCCAATATAAGATATGGACTTTCTTGCTGGCATTTATCTGAATGATTCTTATAGTTTTTAGGAGTTATTCCGAATCTCTTGTCATGCTCGAACAGCAAACCGAACATAAAAGAGCAATATCTTTCAAAATTACCGACACTCATTATAAATGAATTCTTTCCATAAAACAAAGTGTTTTTTGTGTTGAAATACTCCTTGCAAAATTCATAGAAAGGTTTATCTGTATCATGAATGATATCCATGTCCATATCGAAATCCTGATATAGATGGTCACTGTAATAACACCATCTAATGGATTTGACTCCATATCCCTCTTTGTTGAAAAGAATTATCTTTTGGTCGTTATCGAAATATTGGTCTGGATTGTGTAATATCATATCCGCATCATTTCCGAAATCAAACCAACGTCTGTAATGACAGAAACCAACATATTTTAGATTCGGATATAATCTTTTATAGTTTTTCCAAACCCAGTATATGGCTGTCAATTCACAGTAATAACAATTCCTATCACTTATATTATCTCCTGTATTGTCTTTCAAAGGACATAAATCCATATCCTTATGAAGTTCTGCTCCTACCTGAATAGGAACAAAGGTGTCATTGTCCTTAATTGATACATTGTGTGTCGGAACAAAAATTTTAAGTATTTCACTCATTCAAAAAATATTATAAATGATAATATATTATAAGTTAACTGTATTTTAGATACTTAAATTGTAATATAGTATTAGTTATTATATACTGTGGTCTACATATTCAAAGAGTCTGAAAAATGACAATCCTCCAGAAGTTGAAAATGTTATGACATTATCGTTATTCCTATAAATCACCTTTCCTCCATTAATAACATCGTTTTCTGTAAGCAACGAATTGGAAGAATAGAATTCGTTTTCTCCAAGTTCGGATAAAATAGAATGAATATTCTCCACATCGTTGTTTTGAAGATGTTTTTGCATTTCATCAAATATTTCTCTTGTATCTCCAAAATTGCAGCAAGTCACTCTTTCGAGATAAGCAGGTTCTTTGATTTGTGTTTCCATGTTATTTTGTTGGTTGTTCTATCAATTCTTTCATATCAAGAAGTATAGCGACCTGTTCTGTAATATTGTTTTCCTCAAATTCCATTTTGTTCAACTTATCTTCCAACTCCTTGATAAGATTTATATTCTCCTCACTTACATCATCTCCTTTAAGCAATTCATGTATCAGATGCTGATTGTTTTCTTTTAATTTTTGGAAAATTGCTTTTTTCTTTGGCTTATCTTCATCTTTGTCGGATTTCAATGTCTGCAGAATTTGCTTTTCCGATTTATCCATTTTTGAATGTTTCTTGTTGAATTTGTCAATCATTACACATACACTGTTTCGTTTTTCCTCCGTGTCTTTATCTTCCTTCTTGTCTTTTGAGTGCTGTTCAATATATTTGGCAATTTTACTTTTGTTCTCATATAGAGATGCTATTTTAAGAACATCCATATCATGATTTATAACATTCTGGCAACTTTCATAAAAAGCCATTCTTTCTGGATTAATCATATCCTCATCAATGGTAATCTTGTATTTCTTCATGAAATTAACCATCTTGTCGTTTGATTCATTAATGGTCTTAGGATTTATTTCCTTTTTAATACGTTTAGTGACCTCGTCTATAAAACCTTTTGAATCTCCTATTGTTTTATTGTAGGTATCAATAGCGTCAAAAAATTTATTTTCGGACACAAGATTTTTGTCTGATTTCATCATGGAAATATAATCAGCAATAGGTTTTTTGTTCTCTTTCAAATATTCAGAAGAAACATACTTTTTGATGGCATTGTTCATAACACCAAATGTTTTTGATGGATTCTCAAAATATTCATTTACCCGTTTTGCCTCCTCGAATAAAGCATCCGCTTTTTCCTTGTGTTTGGTTGCCTCGTATAAATCATTATTTCCTATAGCCTGTGACATTTTGGATATCTCATTCATCCACTGTGTCTTAAAATTCTTGTCTATTTTCATCATTTCAGTTTCTTTTTTATATTTTTTAGTTCTTTTTCTATATCATTAAACTCTTCGTTAATTGCAAAATTCTTATTATAAATAGGTTTTCTTTTTACAATAGTTTCTCCAATCTTTCGTTTTTTGTTATCACTGGATGATTGTATGCTTTTCATCCAATCCTTGTAAATGATATTTTCCAAATTGTCCTCATCAATATTGATATCCTCATTAATTAAAGGCTTATTGCTTTTCTTTCCCTCTTGTGGTCCTGCTGCCATTTCATCTGCTGGACTCGCTTCTTCTGGAGGCATTTCTCCTTCTTCTCCTTCTGCTCCTGCGGGACCTCCGCCCATATCTGGGCCTCCACCCATTTCTGGGCCTCCTCCCATATCTGGCATTCCGCCTCCGAAGTCTCCTCCTCCGCCTGGCATGCCTCCTTCTTCTGGTCCTCCTTGACCAGAGTCTCCTCCTTGTGCTCCATCCTCATCCTGATATTTGGCATTAGGAATTCCAAGTTCACGGTCAACCTTATCAAATATTCCTGTACGGGTAATAATCTGATTTGTTTTCTTTAATTCCTCTGACAAGGCTCTCTCTTTTCTTATTTCAAGCCAATTTTCCTCAATATCCTTATCAGACATTTTCAACACTTTTTTAAGTGCCTGCTCCATTGACAGAATAGGAATACCGACTCCAGGGTCTGCACAACAATCTCTTATGATGCTGACCTTTTTCTGCATTGTTTCAACCTCCATTTGTTCCGCTTGTGTGGAAGGGTTGTTCATGGTCAATGTAAAATTGGTTAAATCATCAAGAAATCCCAATAGATATAGGTGAATGGTTGCGACTTTTGTCAGTTCCTCCAAAAAAGCCTGTTGCATGCGGTTTATCTTTCTGGTGAATCTGATATCCATCATTGCGAGATTCTGTCCATTTCCCGCTGCTTGGTCAAAATTAAGAAATTCCTTTGGAACCTCCAAACCAGTCAATACCTTGCTTTGTACATATTTTATATCATCAAGTGCGGTCATGTTTTGTCCTGCTGTAAGATTCTCTACAGAATCGGCAGCATTGGCATCTCTAAACGGAATGAAATAATCATCTGTATTTGATAATATATTTTTTCTAAGGTCAATCTGACCTGTCATAGGATCTACAATTTGGGTACGTTTTACCCTGTTAGCAAATTGCTGAATATAAGCAGGAACATCTTTCGGATCAATACCTCCAACGTAAAGTTTATATATTCGTCTTTCCATTGATCGGTCCAGTCTGTATATCAGCATCATATCTTCCATAAGTGACAACATTCTCCAGTGTCTTCTGGCTTTATGCAGATAACTGCATCCATAAGGCAAAAAAGAGCAGTCGGTAAGAAGTCTAAAATGTGCAATTTGCCAATTTCTATATGGTTTTACCGTGTTATCTCCACATGTCCATGCGAATTTAACCTCATTGCTGTCCTTATCTGTTTTTCCTATATTGTTATATACAGTAGAGGCATTCAACGCTCCTGTACTTACAGTAGCATTTCCCTCTATTCTTTCAACCTGTGTCACGGGAAGCTGTCTCCAACCAGTAATTCCATCTTCCGAATTCATATTCATGCAATAGAACTGATTTCCATATTTGGCAGTTCCTCTTATTATCATTGCAGCAACTGAATTAATCTGCAATCTATTAGTGAACAAATCCTCCAAAATTGTTTTTACCCTATCAGATGATGAATATACATGAACTATATTTCCATTATCATCTGGCAAAACGCTCTCTTCTGCAAGAATATCAAGTGCTGCCCCTATTTCAGGAAAACCATCCATCATATCCACATCCCTATACATAAGGGCCATTCTATTCAGGTTGTTAAGATTTTCCGCATCAAGAGCCTTTCCAGTGTTTCTCCACATCGAGTCCAGAAACTGGTCCTGTTTCGCTGTTTTGAAAACCTTGTCATATTCCGCTTTATCAGTGGTCTTGAACAGAATTTTCTTATCATCATCCGTTAATTGATATGATTTAAGTCCGTTAGTGCCACCAAGTGTATCCTTGTCTTTCCCCCAATTGTTTTTTATCGCATTGTTGAGTCTCTGAAATATACTTTGATTTTTATCTTGTTCAGACATGATTTATCTTTTTATAAAAAATAATATTTATTTGTTCTTTTTAGTAAATAACCAAAGAAAAGGATTGTTATCATCATTGCCCTCATTACCTCTTGATGGCAATTCGTAAAACATTGACGGGCTTTCACTTTGTGTATTGTTGTTATTCAATTCTCTTGATGTTGTGAACGCTTGCAACATTGAAATATTGCTGTCTTTTAATTCAAGCTGTTTGTTGATAGAATATTCCATTACAAACATACCCATTGCCAAACAGGTTATGGTATCATCGTGCATACCTTTCATGTGGTCCATTCTTCCTGTCGATTCCTTGAATACCCATGTTTCCAATTCATTTATAACACGCTGGGAGCGTATCTTATAAGCATTTTCTTTCAGCATTGTGGCAAATTTTGACAACATCTGAAATCTTACACTGGAAGAATGAAATCCAGGAAGTTTCCCCGATGTTGATTGAATTGACATATACTCCAAGTTGTCCTGTGTATAATCTTTCAATGTCCCGTCATCATAATACAAATTCTTATATCCCAAAGAACGCATTTTTAACGCACATGGATCTCCGACACCTCCTACGCAGTCAATGACCGTATAAGCCTCATTATATAACATTCCATATTTAAACGCCAATTCTCCGATTTCATCTCCTGGCTTTTTACCATGATATTCCATCACCTGTTCTATTATTGGCATCCCGTTCTCGTCAATACCGTCTTCATCTGTTATTTCTATTGCTGTTCTATCGGCAGCATCTCCCCTTGAACAGTCTATTGACATTATATATCTATGTCCTGCTATTGGAGCTTTCCAAAACCATGTTTCTGGTATTGTGGGGTCCTTTAGTGTTTCAAGCGGTTCTCTTACATTCAGGTTTCTCTGCATCTCTATTATATCTGGAGGAACAACATTGTTTGCAGAACCCAAGAAAGAGACATCCAACTCTTGCGCAATCATTATTTCGTTGTTATTGAAACTTTTGCACATATCTGTGTACCATTTGGAAATAGGCTTCCACCCATCCTCCTCCATCTTTTTCCAATGGGCTTCATTATATTCTATAGATCCAGAAGCGTCTATGGTCTTTTCCTTGTAGTACTCCTTTTTGTGTGATACCTCATTAGGTTTGTACCACATTAAATTTTTGTTATATCTTGGGTCCTGAAACCACTTGAATTCCACTGCATTGAATCCATTTTCGTGTGCAAGAGCCTGTTTGTAAGTGGAATAATAAAGTTCGTCTTTACCATTAGGGGTTGAAATCATTATAGTCCTTGCGTTTTTGACAGATGAAGTGGTAGCCACGGCAGAACCATAAACTTTTACTCCATCCTCTATAAACGCAGCCTCATCAAAAACGAGAATAGATGCCGCAGAAACTCCTCGTGATGCATCTTTACCTGATGAACGGGCATATACCACACTTCCGTTAAAAAGTTCTATCTGTGATTTGTTTTGTTTGACATATATGCTTTTCTTGTTTTTAGGATTTGTGGGATCTGGATCATAATATTTATCCCCCCATATCCATCTTGGAATCCCGTCAAGAAAAGTTTTTACCCTCACCAAAAACAATTGTGACAAGTCAAGTTTATTAGCTATACACAATACCGTTTCTGGGTGTTCCTTGCTTGAAAAAGCAATTTGTGCTGTTGCCCATGCAGCAGTCGTAGTGGTAATACCTGCCTGTCTTGGCTTGATGGCTATGGTGTTTCTATAAGAAGCCAAACTCTGCAGAAAAGCCTTTTGTCTTGGAAAAAGTATGAATTCATGCTCTCCCTCTGTTGTGGCATCGTATGTTTTTAAAAAATGTTCAATAAAAAATATTCTGCTTTTATCTACAAAAGCCTTTTTATATAAATCTATTTGTTCTAAAGTCATTTATTATAATTTTTTTCTTGTATCTGCATTTTATCAAGATCATCTATCGAATAATCATCAGAATCAGTTAATATTGTTTTATCGGTACTTTTTAACTTTTTGTCATTATAATATTCGTTATCTTGAAATTGATATGATGCGTTATTTATCATATTATCCCGTAGTTCTTTACCATAATGTGTGTTTGCTATCATTTCTGGAACAATACTGTTGAACTCGCTGATATTCAGTTTGCATAAATCAGCAAAGAAGAATGGGATTACTGATGGATTGATATCATTGTCTGTTATCTTGCTCCATAATCCGACACCCAACCGCATATCCCATGGTTCCGCTTTCATGAAATCCGCTTCCCTTACAATAAATTCCGCCCTTTTCGTTTCTTTTGGTAATCCTTTGGTGGAAAACATCTCCATAAATCCTCTTATTGATTCCACTAAAAGATATGGAAACAATAACGCTTGTGAAAATATTTTGTTTTTTTCATTGGCATTATTAACTACCACCTCAACAAGACCAGATTGACATAGTTTTTTTTCTGTAATATTAGATTTTTTTCTAAATAGCAGATATCTGTCTATTGTCATTATATCATGATATCTATTGATTAATGATTTGTCATATTTGGCTATATTTTTGGCATATTCATTGTTTTCTGATGCCAATGAATATGAAGCTCCAAGTATAAGGGAATTGATGAAACGTCTTTTAAGTACTGCCTGTTTGGCATTTCCGAAATCCTCCAGATTGGGAAAGTCATAATTAATGATGTCATTTCCTTCTGGTCTTATTCTGATTGGAAATGTTGGATTTATGTTGCTTACAAGATTGCATTGGAAATTTATCATGCTGTCTGGTACGGCAAACATATTTACCACTGCGTTGAAACAGATATTTTCAAGCTGTTTCTTTATTGGCTCTTCTTTCTTTTTCGTTCCAGTTATCAGCGTATTCAGCTGATTGGATAAATAATCTATATCATTGCTTTTCAACCATGATATGGATTGTAAATCTTTTTCTGTCTTGTTTAATTCTTGGAAAACAATTTTTTTAAGAACAGGGTAATCATCTTCCATTGGAATGGCTGGATTGTCGCCAAGTGATGTCCTGTTTGCCTCCAAGTCTTTTTGTATGAAAGATGGAATATTCATGTTATTGATTATTGTTTGATGATATTTTTACGTTATATCTGGTATTAGGATTGCTTGCAACGGTCGCATATTTCTGTTTGAGCTGATTTATCTGCGACTGTGCGTCTTGTGCATCTGTTGCGGTAACGTCAAAGTTTGCTCCGTTATTTGATTTGTCTCCGTCTATCTGATTACCTGTAAATGTAAAATCCTTTTCTCCGTTTGCGTCTGGCTTGACAGAATTGTTGTTTATCGCAGTGTTTATTGAAGTGGCAATATTGTTTGTGGAGGAAGGTGCTGGGTTGTATCCTGCTTCGTCCTCGGTCATTATCTGCAGATATTTTCTAAACTGTCTTTCTGTTAAAATTATTTTCATTATGTGTAATTTTTATAATAAATAGTAAAAGGTGAACAGAAATTAATCTGTCCACCTTTTATTGATAATTGTTTATTTTATCATCAGCTGAAAGGGGAATTTTTGTGTCTGCTTTTATAGGCCTCTTTCGAGGTATATGGGCAGCGCATCTTGTTTCTGTCTTTCATCGAGTTGCTGGTATTGCCAAACTCCTCGCTGATTCCCCTTTCAATAGATTCTCCCAATGGAGGGTTACCATTGGAACCATTATCGTTCATATTATCATTCATACCGTCCCCCATATCATCGCCACCTTCATCTTCCATTCCTCCGTCTTTCAGTGCTTTTATGATTGATTTTTTGCTATTGGCATTCAATACATTTGAGCCTGCCGAATTAATCATTTTCAAAGCCCATGTGGCGGTTTCGTTGGCATCCGATGGATCAGCTTCTCCAAGATAGTTTCTTAGCTCACTGGCTAATTTTCCTGTTTGCTTCTGAATTGATTTCTTAGGGTCCATCTCATCCTCCCCATCCAAATCAGCATTGTTTCCCATATCTGGTCCCATATTCTCATCTGGCATCATAGGAGGCTGCTGATTATCCATGGCTGGAGGTTCTGGCATAAGATTCGGTTCTGGACCAAAATCCATTTGTGGCTCCTCTTTTTGAGGGAGGGCAAGAACCTTATGCTTTTTTTCGGTTAGATTTAATAACGTTTTTTTTTATTTGAAAAACGGCTTTCGTTGAAAAACTTTCTTCCGTTAGGTCTAACACTAAATGGAGCCTTGTATTCCTGGTTATCACTTCCGTAAGGAGTTTCATTCTCTACACTTGAATCGTCCCACTGGCGAGTGTTTTTATAGCCTCTTTTTCTTGCTGGAAGTGTAAATGGCTGTCTTCTATATGCAGGATGTTTTCCCCAGAATTGTTCCTCGTTGATAGCTCTGCCTCTTCTTCTAAAACTCTCCTTTTTGACTGGCTCCTCATCCTCATCTCCTTCTTCACTCTCGTCATCACCCTCTTCATTGTCATCATCATAAAGATCGTCATCGTCAAACTGGTCTTCATCAGAATCGTCAAGTATGATTTCTATTTTCTTTGCGTCTGGAGATACATGGAATGTCTCGGTATCATCATCGAATTCATCGGTATCGAAATCGTTATCAGCATCATCTGTACCCTCCATATCACCTGTCAAGTCGTCCTCGTCATTGTAATCCTTATCAAGATTAATGTCCTCGTCATCATCGTCATCGTTATCAACATCGCCCCAGTCCTCATTATCCTTTGCAGCCTCTTTTATATTGGCTACGATAGAACCTTTGCAGCATCCTTTTGAGAATGGCTTGAATGAGCTATGTGTTCCTTTGCGTTTAGGCTTTCCGTCTTTATCAAACGCTTCTGAATCAGTGTCTGCTATGCTGAATGGAGCTGCCTTTGCCTTGTTCTTTTTGGTTATTTCCTTGGCTTCCGATATGGTCTTTGCCTTATGATATCCCTCGTCTATTTCAACGGATTTGTTCATTATTTCAAGCTGTCTTTTAACATCGCCCTCGGTACCTCTCTTTGCCTCTATAATAGCGGTTTTGTTATGTGATTTGTCTGCTCCCTCAATAATAGTACAGTTGGCCTCGTAAGCCTCTTTCAAAGATGCCATTTTGCCCTCAAACTTTCTAACTGCTGCTGCATAAGATGAAAAAGAGTTTTTGTTTCTGTTTACAAATCCTCCGATGTAGTCAAAATCTTCCTTCAAAGGTTTCTTGTTTCCAGTCTTTGCCATTTTGATATAGAAATTGGATCCCTCTCTGACTATTCCGTAATAGTTTCCGTCTGGACCCTTGGAAGCATATTCCACAGGGTCAGTAGCGTTTTTCTTGCTTTCAGATATAGTATTTGAGGAATTCATCAATTCCTGCATACGCTTTACTGTTTTATCTACAATATTATTCATCAATTAATAATTTTTATATCTTATTTTGTTTTTTTAATAATAAATAGTAAGTTATTTTGTAAATAATCAATTATCTACTGCATAGGAAAAAACTTTATCAAAAACCTTATCGGACAAATCCCATAATTTTTCCAAATATCCATTCCGTTTTATGGATTTATAAATTATATTGGCTTCATCCATTTCCCCTTTTCTTGATAACCCTTTCTTCCTTAGATTGATAAGATTGTCTATCAGCTTGTTTACATCATCATACAGCTCTGGATAATTGTCTGTATGGTTATATACCGTTTCCATATTGTCAATAATGGTTTCTATATCAGCAACGGTAGCTTTTATCTTTCCAGCATCAATATCCGCATCGTTTATTTTGCTTTTGTCTGGTTTTTTCAGCCACTTGTTGTCCATTAATGAATAAACTCCTTCTGAATCGATATCAGAATCTATGTCCTGAACATATATCTCAACAGGAACGCCATTGATGTTCAGATTTTCATGGGCATTGTTCCATTCTCTGCTGGTTGATTTATAGTATTTTTCAACAAATTCCTTATTCTTATCCAGTTTGCTAAAATCAACTATTATATGCAAATCAAGGTCTGAGTTTTCATTCCAATTATAGTTGCATGACGATCCTATTAAAAGTATATCTTCTGGGTCATCATTATATCCATTATCTTTCCAATAAGCATCAAAAATATCTATCAGTTTTTCCCTAATACCTTTTTTGAGCTTTTCGCCATTCCATATACTTGGATTGAGTTCTTCTTTCGGTGTGAATGAACTCAAATTTATTTCATCTGCGTTTACTTCGTCTATTATTTCATTTAATAATGATGATGACATTGTGGTAGCTTTTGTTTATAAATAGTAGTATAATTAAGTTTGAATATGATGTCAAAACACGTCTGTTTAATAGGGACACAAAAAAGAGCCATTATTGAACATAACGGCTCTTAATTTCTGCTGATGGAATATCATACATTAATTGAATATCTTAATGTATGCGTAAGCAAATAGAAAAATGAAAATAAATAATTTTTTTTAAATAAAAAGTAATGTTTATTTTTCAAAATAGTCTCTTACAACTGCATAAATATAGGTAAATGCTTCGTTTTTATGGGGAGTATTATCCCATTTGTCGGTCTTATATAATTTGTCAAAAACGGAATTCATAATTTGGAGTTCCTTGTAGTCGTGTTCGGTCCACAATTGTTTTTCATTTGGATAAGTATCTTTCTCTTTTGAAAATCCTTCTAAAAAACTCTATAACATTGGATGCTATTTTGTCCGCTGTTTTGAATTTATCTGGATTTAGTCGTTCCTTTACATCTATTGTTGCAGATATTATTGAAGGTGGAGTTACCTCTATTTTGGTTTCTTTCATTTCTTGAACCATAATTTATATTTGTTTTATTAAAAAATAGTAAATTATTTTGATTTGATAAAAAAAACAATTATTATTGCAGAATTATAAAATATATTTTAGATGGATAATACAATTAAAAACAAAGTAACCGAAATCGTTGATGAAGACGGATTCGTAAATTACCAAAGAGAGGACCAGACACTTATTTCGGATGAGTGGTTTATTCCACAGCTTACAGATCCAATATACTGGGGAAAGGATAAAATCATCGTCAAAAGAAAGATTGATTCTTTGATCGACTGACAAGATTCCAATTCAACTTTATCAGGAAGATGTTTGAAAGTTATGGTTGTAAAGTCGTTATCGTGGAAGGAGATGATATTTCAAACGAAGATGAATTATGCCAAGACATCATGAGTTTGTTGGCAAGTTTTAGTGGAAAATTGTACGGAATACGAAGCGCAAACAGAAGAAAGAAGATAAGCAAGTAACTAATATGGACATAGCAAGCAAATACTGCAAGTTTTTTATGAGTGACAATATGACTCGTCTGAAATATGACGAGTTGTATCGACTTGCCGTGTCCATAAACGAAGAGAAAAACAGAATCAGCGAACTTGTATGCAAGGATCTGTTTAAGTATCTAAATACTAAGCCATTTGACTTTGTGACCGAGATGCATTCCCGTTTCAAGGGTGTTATAAGCAGCAGCTTTGACACGCAGATGTATCGGCAGGTGATTGATATGTACGAGAACAAGTTTAAGGC